CTCATTGCTGTTTATTGCTTATTTCCGTCATATCCTTTGACCCTCAAAAGTACAAGGGATATATGATAGAGAAGGTAAACATAAGCCAAGTAATGAACCAGTGTCAGATAGTGACTGATACAAACTATGTGTATGTGGAACTGGCAGATGGTAGTCAGGGGAAAATAAAGAAAAGTGATTTGGCAAATGTGATGAATACATTAATAGGAGGCTTATTTCCAAAGTTATTTTCCACTCCTTCAGCTGGAAATGTAAAAGGCTTTATAATTAGAACAGCAATAAGTACGGCACAATATCGTGCCATAAGGTTGCAATGCTCTATAGGTTTTAACCAAAACAATATGAGTAATGAGAATTTCTCTGTTAATATAAAGTATTGGGAGAACAAATTCACAGACAGTCGTCTATCCAAAGAAAATTACAGTTCAACAATATGTAACTATATCGTATGCTACGTTGATAATGACAATACTTTCAGTTTTTATTTAAACAGTAAATACCCAAACCATTCTGGCGGCTATCTTATGTTGTATGCCATATCAAATGTTAATGGAAACAAGAACCAAATTCTCTCCATGGAAGCGGTAACATCGGAATATGTTATTGGCTCTCATTCCAAGGAAAATAAAATTACCATTTCATAAGTCTTTCCAATTTTCTGCCTATAATTAAAATCCGTCCTATCCTCACGGACAAGACGGAAAGTCTGTATTAACTAATTGATTAAGTATAAGTTCTATAAATTCCAACTCTTCGGACTTTACTTTATAGAACAAGAACTACTTACTATGCCTAAAAAGACATGCGGTAAAATTAATAAAAATCAATCAGAATGCCAAATAAAAGCCCGCTCAAACCATCGCGGTCTGAACGGGTAGAATACTTCTTGTCAATGCAGTTTGTTCATGGGGCAAACTGCATAAAACCTAAACACTTAACTGGAATAATTGGCGGCATTACCCACCAAAAGCATCCGATCTTCACAGACTGAGAATACTTTCATTATTCCAAAGAATAAAATAGTATTAGTTAAGTAGTATATCGGCTAACTATACAAAGTTACAGTATTTAGTCGGAAACAGCAACCATCTAAGTAAAAACATCCCGATACTTCACAGACCGGGATGCAATGCCAAACAAAGAGAGTTTCCGAATGAAAATCAATATGAACAAAATGTCTTTAAACCTTAATGCAACTAACACCTATTGTCTAACCATAACAACTACAAGTTACTGATAACTTTTAAGGCATAAACCATAGTACAAAATTGATGCCAGAATGATTGCGCAACAATATTGCATTCATTTTCATTAATATAAGGCAAAATCCTCTTTTAACAATACTGTGGAATATTGTGGAGTGCTCCACGGTATTGTGGAATAATTCCACAGTTTTAAGTAAGAGTTGGTGCTTTTCACTCTGACCGTCCTGCAAAGCCTATTACGTTGATATGTCTGTTAACGATATATATTTCCATGAAGACCACTCATCTTTCCCGTTGGCAGTGACACACTTTCTTACAAGGATAAAGTTTTTCCTTGCAGGAAAATCAATATGTATTGTATATTCATCTATATACAAGACCAAGAGCACACCATGCGCGCCATAGGAAGTCCCCGTACCAATTATGGGGTCCCCATGCTTATACACACCAGGTTTCTTGAGGTTATCTATAACTTCTTGACTGTTATATATAAAGGAGCCTCTTGCACATAATATGTCACTCAAAAAAGAATCCAACGGTTCTAAAATGCCCTCTCCCTGGGTGTTCAGCCCGCGTATCTGAGCAATTATTCCGTTAGGCAAACCTCTCTCCACTTCTGACAACTTAATCTTTTCCATCATACCTTTGTACTTTTGAGGGTCAAAGGATATGACGGAAATAAGCAATAAACAGCAATGAGCACAATAAAAGTAAAAGTTACTGAGCAATTTATATCGAGAACGAGTAAGGAAGGCAGGGGAATAACCCCTGCTAATAATTAGTTATCTGCATGACATTTATTCCCGTTTCTTTATTTCCGTTGTTCTTAACAAATACAGTGCCATTGACAGCCTTCTTATTCAAAATAATCTTGCCGACCTCTGTGAAGTCCGTGGAAATACTCGCACCATTATTCAACAATATATTGGCCGATACTCCGGCGCCGATCATTATCAAGGCTGTCGCCCCAGCATCAGCCCATCGAACCATGTACATTCCATAATAGGATGTCTTCAAATCGTATTCCTCCCCCGGTTGCAATGTCAGTCTCCAGGTAGGGAACATCTCATTCCTGATATTCTTTATATTGAGCTGCCTTGTGATGGCATTTATCACGCTTGTGTCTGTAATATCAATCTTCTCTATCATATCCCTTGTACTTTTGAGGGTCAAAGGATAGGGTAGGAAAATGGATACTCCAAAAGTCTCTTATGTTTTGGTATTATTTATTAACGTCCAATCTTTCAAAACCTCTCCATTGCTACGAATGGTTTTAATATATATTCTTGCAGAGTTGGTAATATATAAATGGGCTGTGTATTGAAACCCTCTTAGCGCTAATAAAATTCCAGTGCCCATATTATTTAAATTATCAGTAGATGAATATACACCGGCACTGATTTTACTATCGTATTCTTCATTTAATATATTCTTACCTTGTTCAAATCCATTAGCTTGCATAAGTCCCTTGTTTGCTTCTGTTGCAGCAGGCAGTTTTTCTCTGATTAACTCAACCACATTGGCATCTGTTATATTAACCTTTTCTATCATATCCCTTGTACTTTTGAGGGTCGTCATTTTCGGATAAAAACGACAACCGGTTTAACATTTTGTTTTTATTCTCGTTTTGTTTAATATTTTGCTAATTAATTGGGTCTTCGTAAGTACGTTCTTCCAATTCCGCATAAGAATAGGCTACGTCCGTTCCTTTAGTTAGAATCCATATTGCACCTAATGACATGAACTCATATACTCCGCTTTTTGATATAGCGATCTTATTGCAATAATGATATTCATTATTTTCAAATGTAAGTTCATTAAATCCATCTGTTGTTACAACTGAAGTATAACCATAAGTGCTTCCCATTGCTGCATTATATATTGTCAACGAGATTTTCATCCCATTATATTGGACAGCCTCTGGAAGCATATACATACTCTGGGAAATTCGGTTTGGACGGCCATTCCGAAATTCAGAGCCAAAAGCCGGATTCAAAAAGAAATACCCCTCGTTTGCACGGAAATCATGCATCCGAACAAATGATGCATTGGCAATAATTGTCCCCTCAACTTCAACATTACGTCCCTTGAAGCTCCCAGTCAGAAAATCAAGGAGTAAGTTTGGTCGAAACTTGTTTGCCGGATTCATCGGGTCATTGTAATTAAAATCTTTATATCCGCCTACCGTTTCTACAGCAGAGCCATCGGCTTTTATTCCGTATTGCGAAAACATATACTGCCCATAGAACACCGCACTTGCCAGCTTGGCGAAATTCGCCATCAGTACCTCGATAAAGGCATACTGTATCTTGTCCATCACTACCCATGTCGCCTTACTGCCGTTTGCCGCATAGTCTGTCTTGGGGTTGACACCCTTAAATGTGCCCTCCTTAGCCAACACGTAGTATTGACCTTCACACAGTACCATCGGTGTCGATAGAGCCGTACGGGTGTAGCCTGTGGATGCGGAATATTCTCCAGCCGGATAGACCAGCGGGCCGACCGGTCCCTGCTGGAGATACTTCACTTCTCCCGTCTTGCTTGCCAACGCTTTCTTTGCCATATCATGCTGCCGTTGAGATTGTCCATGAAACATTGCCGCCTGCCTGCTGGCACATAGCTTCAGTGCAGGTACCGCTTGCCGCAGCCACATTCGCCGTAGCCGGATTGAGAATGACCCCTGCCGAATCCATAAAGACAAAATAGAACAGCATATTCTTTGCCTTCGTGGTCTGTCCCCGCTTGACAAGGATAGGCGTATAGGTCACAGAACCGCCGGAACCGGCCGTAATCGTCTCATCCTCGGGATTGGGATTCGTGATGATGTCGTAGGGGTCTGACAAGTCCATCACCGTCTGCGTGTCAAGGCCTATCAGATTGCCGCCCTGCGACACCTCCACCTTAAAGATGCCCGTAGTGTCAACCAGGCTGTCCGTAACGGTCAGACTCTTGCCGGTCTGGTTGACGAGTGTCTGCCAGGCACCGTTAACCAGACTGGACCACTTGTAGGTTAGTCCGGAGGTGATCTCTGACGCTCCACGTCTCGCCATTGCCGTGAGGACAACACTGCCTCCCTTCTCACGGATGGCAAAGTATTTGTCATCTCCGGAAACGATGGTCACCACGTTCTGGTTGCCCACCCCCTTGGTGATGGGGATGCTGTAGACGAACTGCACCTCATCCGACACGTTGCCCACGGTCACCGTAGCCACCGCCTTGACGCTGCAGCTCGCACCGGACGACGCCTTCACCAGGTTCTTCACGATCTGAAGCCCGTAATAGTTCGTAGTGCCCGCCTTGTAGGGAATGAACTTGAAATGACCCGTCTCGCCGCCGAACGTGTTCGTGGAGACGTTGCCCGAGAACTTGACCTCGACGTCATTGAAATACCACCTGATGGAAGAGGGCACCACAACCCCCTCAGCCACCCGTGAGGAGGTGAGAAGGAAGGAGAGCGTCGGCTTCATCGTGGTGAAGTCGGGGGCTATGTTGGTCGGAGCACCCGACTCGCCATCATACTCTTGATAGAGGTCGCCTTTGTCGCACATGATGGCAGGCATGTATACACCGGACTTCTGTGAGAATATCACCTGCCCGACCTTACTCGCTACGCTCATCGGTCACCTCCTCCCCGTCTTTATCCATGAAACCCTCCGGAGTGGCGACCTCCACCGGATCTTCCACGCCGTCTATCTCACCCTTGGCCTGCTGCGGGGAAAGACACACGCCCCCGACTACTGCCGCCCGGTCGAATACCGTATCGCCGGGAAAGCCTGCCACATCGGCCTGCCATAACAGCACATTGCCGTCGGCAGTGCTGTTGCGGATTCCTGCCACTCCCAGCTTGTCCGCAACCTCTCTCGTCACTTTGATATAAAATGCCATACTGCTATCGATTAATGGTTAAACATCTCTTTTCCTTGCCACTATAAACTTACCGCTGTCATCCGTCACGTACTTGCCGTCAGATGCCACCACCGCCGCATACGGGCCCTTGTCAATCACCTTCAGCTGTAGCATCATGCCGTCGGTGCATGGGATGGAGGGCGAGTACCCGGCAGCGGCCAGCACGTATGAGGAGGCGCCGGCCGCCTTCGTGTACCATTCGCACTCAAGGATGGCCTGGGGATTGGGGACAATCCCTGCCGTATCACGGATGACCGGTTTCGGGTATATCATCTTGGTTCCGTCTGCCACCTGCTGCGGAAATCCCTCCCAGTCAATCTCGATGCTGGGAATACGCCTGCGGATGGTGGTGGAGACATAGTCTATGTCACTGTCCGGCTTGGATGAAGGAGCACCGTCCTTCGAGTACGATGCTTTCACGACGTAGGTCTGTTCGTGGCCGATATAGTCCCGGTCTATGGTAAGCACGTTCTTTGTCAGTGATACGAACTCCCAGTCATTGTCGCCGTTACCGTCGGTAATCTGCTCCAGTGCGCCCGTATTCAGCTTCCGATAGAAGAAGAACTTGCACTTGTTGGTTGCTGTGACATCTACATCGCCAACAAGCAGCTTGGCGGTAATGATATGTTTTGATATATCACGGCAAGGATTCCAATCCAAAGAAGAAGGAGAATCAATCACCAGCTTAGGCTGTGCTTCGCTGCCATCTACGGCGCGAACAAGACGGCTGAAACGGTAGACGTGCGTCTGTCCGGTACGCTTCGCATCGACATACTCGGCATAGAACTCCAGTGTTACCGGACTGCCGGGAACGGTATTCTTTTTCACCTGAATAGTCCCTTTTGTTGCTCCGGTCTCGGTAATGACATAGCTCTTGTTGGCAGATGTAATCAATGTCCGTACACCGTTCAAGCGCTCGTACCACTTCATGTTGACCAATGACGCGTTGACCGCACCCACCTTGACCACCGCATCCGGGTCGGTAGCATTGCACCGGGGAAACAGCGTCAGGGGGGTAAGCATGTAGTCCGGAGTGTACTCGGCCTTGTCAGCCTGGTACACCTGCACGTCCGGTACGCTGCCGACAACCTCTATCCCGCCGCTGGTCTGGAGAGGGCGGTAGTTGACCTCTATCTTCTTCTGTATAGTCTGCATAATCAAGTATATGAAATGATTGTGACATCCTTATGACCAGTCTTCTCTTCAACCGCCTTTTCAAGACAATCATCCATGCAATCACCATGAACTATTGTGATACGGATTACGGGGAACAATCCAAACACTTTATACCTGTATTCCACTACATGGCTTTTACCAAACTCCACTTTTGACACTCTGCTGACTTGCATAATTCATTTTTTAAAAGGTTATATAATTCATTGTCTCATAATTGTTCTGCCCGTCACGCAGCAATACCCGTGCGATGAACTTGCACCCGGTCATGTTCATATAGTCGGGACCGAGGTCGTTGACCGTCAGCGGCAGTGACTTGCCGGTTTCCGCGTGTGCGACCGCCCAGGCGTTGTCCTCGGTGACGTTACCCGTGTCGCGCGTCCACTCCACATCACTGTCAAGGATATGCGCCGTCACGTCACGGTTGTACAGCTCACCGGTAATGGTGAGGGTGGTCGCAAAACGCTCCGCATCGAAGTACCAGCCGTTGCTGCTTTCTATATCGATGCTGAAATCCGGATTGCCCTCGACCATTGCCCAGCCCGCTGCTCCGTACTTCGGTTCGTCGGTAGTGCCGGAAACAAGACACATCCACTTGCATCCGTAGTGCCACACGGTATCGTACATCATCACACGTACGGTCTCGGTCTGTGCCTCGCGGTCGGCTTGGTAGGGTTCTGCTCCGGTGGCGGTCTCCATGCTCCACTCGCCGCGGTCGTTGGCGATGCGGGGCAATACGCCTTGGAAGTCGATGCGGTGGATGTCCTGCGCTACCAATCCCCGGACGTAGATATAAGAGTGCAGGTAGTTGATGGGCAGGTTGTCGAACAGAGACAGATGCTTCAGCCTGCCGACGATCACCGAATAGTTGCTTTCCTCAAGGACGGGTTTTGTGACCCCGTTAAGCATGCAGATACAATGCTCACGGGATGACAGATACCAATAACCCTGCCGTTCCTCATCAACCGGGTTGCCACGGTGTGATAATATCATCAACGGCTCAGGAGGATAATTCTTGCCACCCGGCACCTCGCTATCAGGGTACATCACAGCGTTGATCGTATTGGCTGAGATGTCAACATGCAAGACACGTAGCCAGGAGGTATAATACTTGCCGCCACCTGATGCAAGGTCATTGACAACACCATATACAACATCGTTTTCTGCCAGTGCAGTAAAGTCGTTATCCCACCGTTTCTTCATCTTCAGGCTGTATGTGCCGTCTTCAAGCTGCGATACACTTTCGATGGTACCGGACTCGGAGAAGGAATAGTCGCTCTCCATGGCAGAGAGACGGTTGAAGATAAGTTCAAGGACAGTAATGGAATCGCGGACTTCAAGGCGTTCAAACTGCGCGCGGCCGTCAGGGAATATTCCGGCACCCTTGCCTGCGACCATAGAGTCGATAAACTCGCCGAACTTCAACAGAAAATTTGTGCCGTCAGCTCTATCTTTCCTCAGAAAAATCTTCTCCAATTCTTCAGGGGAGTATTTGGATAACAGATTCAAGATTCCGACCAGCGTGCGGCCTACCCGTTCTGCCGTATTTTCATTCTCTTGGGTAGCGTTCCTTATCTGTAGAGCAAGTTTCCTTAATATGTCAAGTGTATCAGGCATTATTCACCAAGTACTCTAAAAGTTACACGATTAGCATTAATCCCTCCACTTCCCCTATACAGCGGAAAGTCTTTTTTATTATCATTCAAATACCGAACACATTCTTTCATATACCTATCAGCAACAGAGAAAGCATCATTATAAGCCATAAGTTTCTCCTTAAAATCAGAACGCGATGAATATTCGTTATCTTTATTGACAAATCCAAAACGGGTGACATTTCCATCTCCATTTTTCACGATACGAGCATAGGTATAATATGCTAATGTCGTTTTCAGCCCTACAAAGGAACGTTTGCCTCCACATTCTATGGTATAAGAACTACCATTAAGCAACTCACTATAATTTTCCGGATGTTCTTTCACATCTAAGAATAAAGCATCACCCAAAGCTGACTTCAAATCAATGTTCTCCGACTCCCGAATATATGCCTCTATCTTTTCCGTATCGATGTGTATTGACATCGTACGAGCCAACTTATAGACCTCATCTGTTGTTATTAGACATCGCAGCATTTCTTATATATTTAAGAGGTTGTACACTAAAGTCATTGGAAGGATTGAGAGGTTCATACCAATGCGCAAAAATTTTCTGAAAAGCCCGTTCAATCATGCGTTGTTGCTTTGACACAATAGAGTTATAGTATTCAAAAGCATCTTCCAATATATCCCCAGAAAAACCGACCTTACCAATCCGGATACAATACCAAGGCTCCTGCCCGAAAGCCGAATAAATACGTTCAACCACACTGGCATCAGTAACGGTAAACTCCTTATCATAATTTTTAGGACTAATATCCACAAACTCCGGTTTTTCTTCATCAGATTCCAAGGTTACCTCTAAGACCTTTGTCGCATTGGTGTCTCCTTGTAATTGCACGATAGTATCAGAAAAACCAGTATCTTCATTAGTCCTATCCTCTTTTATAGGATTTCCGTTTTCATCAAAACGTACCGAAGAAGCACCTTTCTTTGTAATTATCATCCCGGAAGGCATGAAGTTACAACGCACATTACGATACTTCACATTGGCTAATCCCTCATCCGTACTCATTTCCGTAATCACACGGTCAGCTCTTCCGATAGGATACACGAATTTCCCTGTGTTGCTAATCCATAGTATCTGCCCCTTATAGTTTTCAATCCCTCCAGCAGCCCGAATTTGCGCATAGACCACCTCCTTACGTGGATTAAATACATCTATAAACTCCACATTTTCTGGTATTACCTTTATGGCTTTTCCCTGACGGGTTTTCTTTCCTGTCCAATCCGGATGAACTGCGATTTTTGCGATATATCCGGATTCATCCTCCTCCAACAAACGGCAATTTTCAAAGGGGATGTGCTGTACTTCCACTATATCTGCGAACATATTATAATTAACATGTATCGCCATCCCATCGTAATCAGCAACATCCTTGCAGACGAAAGCATGGATGTCATCTGCCGTATCTCCACGGCGGTTAACCACATATTCAGAAAAAGCAACCTCACGAAACCCATTTCCCTCTATGAAATTGGCATAACGTTCTGCACATTCGCTACCCGTTGAACTCGCAGCGATGATATTTCTTAGATGTTGGGGATATAAATTATCATCACCGTAGCTTTGGATGCCAAGATTACGTAAATAGCCCGTGTCAACACGCCTATTACTCTTCTTCTTTAATTCATTTACATTCATCGTTCCGTGAGGTTATTCTTTATTTCACCGTTTCTACGGCTTCTATAGTCTGCTTAGAGTCAACTACAGATTGAGCCTCTTTAATATGAGCATCCAATACTTTAGCTGTAACTTTCTTCCCGTTCAGTTTATAAGTCTTGAACGCATCTCTCACAATCTCAGAAGTAGCACCTTCCACTTCAAAGGCTTTCACCAATTCTGAAACCAAAGTTTCATCCAATGGTAAAGCAGGACTCATCCGTCTTTCAACCCTTTTCTCCCAATCGGAAGGCGTTGAAGCAAAAAAGACTATCCCTTTAGGATTTTCCGCAAGATACCTTTCTGCCGCTTCGTCAGTAAGATTGTTGTTGGTGTACATTTCACTACTTCCAAAACCTACTTGGAGCAATACACCATTTTTCAATGCATAACTTGATTTTTCTTTCATTTTTCCATATCTTTTTAAGTACGAATACATTTCAATCACAGCGTCACGATAGCAATCACCACATGAGGTCTTGGTAAATGTCCTACCAAGAACTTCATGAAACATCAGTTCAATGTCTGATTTATCAGAAGAAGAAAGGGAGACCTTATCCCCCAATCTCTTCAACTTATCAACCATCTCCAAGACAAGCATATTCCCTCCTATGCTGCCGGTTCAGCCGTCAAAGTGTTGACAGCTGTCTTAGTTGCTTCATAACTCGTCTTGAACAAGAATAATGCAGATTTAGGCGTTTTCTGCTCTTCCAAGGTAACAGCCCATCCACCTTCAGTATCCTCGCTATACTTATCGTTGTCGATAGCTGTAGCTGTAAGCCCTTGGTAGTAACCATACACCTGAAAAGCGGCATCACCAGGGTTTCCTTCTTTCTGTAAACCCTTATATTTATTCTCCAACACCACAACATAGGTACCGTTAGCCAATCCGTCAATAACATCAGCGCATACATCCGGGTCGTTTGCCAATATCACAATCGCGACAGTATTGGTAAACGAACTACGATATGTGCCAGCCACTAATGAGGTCTTTGTACCCGTAAATGGATTTTTACCAGGAACAACAACCTTATAAGCCTTCTTCCCGGTTTTCATAGCCAGCGTTTCAATCACATTCTTTTTTGTAGAATTGAATACTGTGGCTGCAAAGTCCACATCCGCACGATTCATTATTACCCCTTCCTGCTCCAATCCTTGTACTACTGGATCATCACACGACGGAACAATATCTTTCTTTAAAATATCATCACATACTCCCATAGAATACCTCCTTTTGTCAATATGCTACTTGCACCAAGTTGTCCTCGCCAATCATAGAACCGAGTTTACCAGTAGAATAGATATAATTCTTACGGGGTTTTCTTTCAAACCAGATATCAAGGTCAGATATCGGGTTATCGCCTTCACAACCGTACATTAAATTGTCCGGAGAACACAGAACCGCACGGTGAGGAAGGTTCAGTTTCGTTTTATCGTTCTGATACGCTTGAATAAATCTATCCCAAATAGAACATTTTACGACCGTAACGCCGTCATACTCTCCTACTTCAAGGCCGTCAAAAATGACCGTCCAAGGCATAATAACCTTATATTTCTCCCTCACATCACGTGACAAAGAATCACATAATGATTTTGTAGCAAAAATTGCATGTCCGGACTTCTGGAAAATACGGCTATCCGCATCTTCAAGCATCGCGTCAAACACAGATGTAGCAGCCCCCAATTCTTTCATCTTGGACTTCTGCAAAGCATAAGATGCTTCAGAGTTGGCTGATATAACGGTATGTTGACCGGAATTCTCTGTACATATGGCAAACAGGCGTTTAAAGAAACCGTCACATGTCTTGAACAATTCTACATTCAATCCATCCGTAATTTGACCGGAACCGTCAATATTAGCGGCATCCTTGTCTCCAAACCAAGTGAAGCGCCATAACATTTTCATCATTGCTTCCGTCAGTTTTGGAAGGACAATCCCATCCATATATTCAGTAGAAGTAAGGTCCGCAATATTGGTACCGGTCTTCAAGCAGTACTTTGCAATAGTATTCTCCAAGTCCTCATAGCACATTTCCAACGGGACTTGCCAGTCACCAATTTCCCATACTTTCTGGGCGGCAGCGATAGCCACTTTTTGATATTCAGGGTCACATCCGGCACCTGCGATACCTACATCCTCCATCTCACCGATGAAGCCAACTTTCTTGCCATTGGTCACTTTAGGCATGAACGTCATAAAACGCTCCATATCCTCATTTTGAAAGACTGTCAGTTCAATCAAGTCTTTCAAATCCTTCACCGCCTGATTGTCTGGCGTCAATTTTGAAAAATCTAAAATAGGCATACTCAATTCTCCTTTCTTTACTTTTTAGCTCTCTTCTCTCTTTCCTCTCTCAACTTTCTTTGAATAGATGTCTCCTCTGCACTTGCTTGTGTCTCAACAGTATTCTTGAAGGATTGGGTACGCAAAGAGACTCTATAGGTTGAACAATGTTTTGCTAGCCAATTCTCACCTCCTGCCATCTTTACAGCATTCAGTATCTTATTGTCCTCAACTGTACGGGCATTGGTTTTCAATGCCGCATTTTCCTCTTCAAGTTCTTCAATGCGCGCCTTTAAAGCTTCAATCTCCTCGTCACCGTTTGCTTCTTCCGGGTCTTTGATTTCTGTAATCACTCCGTCTGTTACAATGATAGTCTTACCATCGGGCATAACATGCTCGCCATCGGGGGATGCCGCATCTCCCACCTGCGGTTCTCCTTCTTCACGTTCCACCGTCAGTGTATTACCTTCGGCATCTGTCAGTTCCATAGATACTACCGGAATGTCTTCTATCTTCTGGTAGCCACATTTCGCAAGCAGTCTGTCAATGATAGATTGCTTTACCGTTACTTGTTTCTCTTTGTTCATTTTCTCACTATTAAGTTTATAATCAGTTCCTTTTGCTGTAGTCGGTATAAGAACATCAGATATAAATCCAAGTTGTTTTGCAACCTCACCGCCAAACCATGCCTCCTTGTTCATCTGGACCTCCAAGATGGTCGATTCAACTCCTGTCCGTTCAACATATACAGCCATCATCTTATCCTTTTCCGCTTCCAGACTTGATTTGATGGATTCTATAGTTTCAAGGTCCAATAAATCATCATATCTTGCCAAATATGGTTTGTGGATGAGAAACTTTGCATGAGGATAAGCTTTTCTGCGTTCAAGTGGAGCAGAAAGCAAAATGATGGTAGCCATAGAAGCACATCGTCCAACAACGGTACAAGATATTTCCTTGCCCGACGCACGTAATGCATCATAAATAGCATACCCCTCAACCGTATCACCGCCGCACGAATGGATTTCAATGTCAATTTTAGGGTCAGCCGGGTCAAGCCATGAAAGGAAGTATTGGATATCCGGAAACGAAAGCCCCTCGTCACCGGTCAAATACCAATTTTCCATTTTATCCTTATCAGCTACAATGTCCTTGTTAATGTATAATTTAGCCATATCACATAATTGTTTGTAACAAAGGTAGAAAACATGATACGGCTTGAAGAAAATAAGAAGTCTATTCCACTGACACGCTTTGTCAGCAACTTTTTCAAAACAAAAAAAGAGCGGAATAATTCCGCCCCCCTAAACATCCACCTTACTTGAGAACTTATCTATTATCCGATAAATTGTCCTTTCCGCAATATTATACTCATCGGATAAATATTGCATGATATAAGTCTTTTTATGTCCCTCCTTTGACAGACGGACATACTCTTGATACACGGGAATATATTTCACATCCCCGACATCAAGCGAAGCATCCCCCATCATTTGAAGAAGACTCTTATTCAATATCAATAGTTCATATGCTTTCATATACTACCAAGATTTTCAACGTATTTAACCCTATTAGCAACAGAGGTAAACTCTTCCACAGAAACCACCGGAGCAGGCGCCATCATCATACCTTTTGCAACAGCTTTGGCCAGCATGTCCTCTCCTAACGCCTGATTGGAAGAAGCTGTTACATTAATGGGAATACCTCCTCCTATCTGATTGAAAGCCGACAATAACGGAGCAAACATCGAGGTTGCAGCAGCCGTCATTACACTTTCACCGTTGGACAACATAGCAGGTATGGAATCGCTTGTACCGGAACCTGGCCCTTCAACTTTACCTCCTTGTGCAAATTTAGCACTTTTCACCGATTTCATAGCCTTTCCCATAACAGTAGTTACAGATGCCACTACAGTACCTATCGCAGCAAGCATGTCAATCCATGTTGCAGATGAGCGGGTAGCTGTTTCTACGGCTTTGGCAATGGCTACCCCTTGTGCGATAGAAACCTCCGCAATAGCCAGTATTTTCGCCAACTGGGCCATATTCTCGTTATCTCCTGCCGCTTGTTCCAACAAATCAGAAAGATTCCCTGCCAAGACAGAAAGGGATTCACCTTTATTTTGCTGCATCTCCACTTCCTTGTCAATGACCGCCTGCTTTGCATCCAAGTATTCTTGGTCTGCAGCAAGCTGCCTGGCCCGGAATTCGGCATCACTCTCCTCTCCCATCCGTCTCAAGCTGTCTTTCAGTTCAAGCTTCTGCTGTTCCTGCATACGAAGAAGCTCAAGTTCACTATCTCCATTCAATTTAGCTTCTGCCAATTCATTATCCAATCGAAGTTTGAGTGCATCAGCTTGTTTCTTTGCTGTATCATTCTCATGTTGAACGGACAAATCATCAATCTCTTTATTGTACTTCTCCGTAATAGCAAGCTTCATCTGTTCAGTAAGCTCTTTCTGACGGAGTTCTACGTCACGTTGGGCAACAAGTTGCTGCATCTTTAGTTGGTACTCCTGCTCACTTCCAGCTTTTACGGATTCAAGTTGCAGAGAGATTAGTTTCTGCCGGTTCTCCACCTCCTTCATCAGTTGTTCTTCCGATAATTGCTGTAATGCATCATTTTTTTGCTGTTCAAGTGCAATAATCTGATTATTTATAGCTCCACGTGCTTTCGTTGTAAGGTCTTGTTCCTCAATCAAGCGAACACGCAAATCTTCTATTTGACGAGAAAACTGACGTTCTATCTTAATGGATTGTTTCTCTCTACTGTCCTTAACCAGCTTAAGCATTTCATCCTCAGCCTTACGAATTTCTGAAAGTTCTTTTTCTTTTACAACTTTAGCCTTATCTACTGATTCTTTCCGCATCGCATTTATTTTATTCTGGGTTTCCTTATTACGGGTATAGCTCTCCATTTCCTTTTGAGCTACGTCCGAAAAAACTTGAGAGAATTCCTTTAAATCTTTCACTGTACTTTCTGATATACCCAATCGGCTAATAACCTCATCAGCCGTTACTGCCCCTTGTGCCATATCATCAAGCAATTTATTAGCTTCACCAGTAAGTTCTATTTGCCCAAGAATATTTGCCAATTTCTTTCGGCCAATATCAATGCTTTCCTGCTGAAGTTTATTTTCCATATCGTATGCTTTTGTAGCCGCATCAGTACGCTCTTTCAGGCTTTTTGTAGTATCATCTGCAATGAGCTTCAATCTTTCAATCTCAGAGCGACTTGCCGCACGCTTCATATTAAGCATTGTTTCCGATTTCTCTAACTGTTGCAATGCATCATTCAGTGCCCACGCTTGTTTCGCATCATTTGAAATTTCTTTTCCAATACCGGAAAAACTATCCTTCATATCCTTTGCTGCACCAGAAAAATCACCAGAGAAGAATTTAGCAATAGCTCCACCAAACTTTGCAATCCGGTCTATAATCACATCAATAATTGCCCCAAAAGAGGACATTACATTAGAAAGAAATTCAGTACCTTTTTGCGTTTTAGCCAACCATGCGACCAATGAGCCCAACAAAACAACAATAGCCCCAATACCAGTGGAAATTAGTGCAAGTTTCAACACTTTTAAAGCTGCAGATAACAAATTACTTGTTATAGCCGCTGTTTTTTGAGCACCAGAGAACATATTCGCAGTGACCGTTCCTGCTTTGTACTGGACTGTTATTTTAACCAATTCATCCTTCAAACCACCAACAAATTCCTTTGTACCTCGCAAGACGCTAACGCCACTGCGCAATATGGAAACAAAAGGTACTTGGGCTTCTGTAGCCTGAAGTATCGCATCTTTATAATTACCCACATTCCGATAAAAGCGCTGCGTTTCTTCTTCCGCACCTTTCAGTTCATCGGTAATGGCATTTATCTTATCTTGCAGCTCTTTGCCTTTGACTCCCTCACGCTCTACACGACTTAATCTGTCATAAGCAGCGGTAAGATTGGAAAGCTCAGCCCGCAACCTAACAAGGCTTCCTTCCATCTCTGTCTGCTCTTTACGTTCATTTTGAATTTGTTTATTCAGTACACGGATGGCATCTGTATATTGTTGGGTAGCAACCCTATTTTCGGTTAATTTAATATTATATTCCTCCCTACTCATACGGCCTTTCTTCAAATCCTCCTTAAGAGTTTGTTCTACTTTTCGAAGTATATCCAACTGCGTACGATACTCTGCTATTTTACGGATAGCATCATCATACTTTACCCGAATTTCCAATATTTTTTCACTTGTATTGTCTTTCATAATTATACCTCCAATTGTAACAATTTACATTCACATATTCCCGTATCTTCTGCCTTAATGGAAATAATGGCATAATATCTACCATATTGGGCCAAGTAAATTGGAACAGTCATATCCAAGTCTCTCAACTCAATATCATTTATTTCTATCTTTTCTGTGATTACTTTAGGCATATAAATGACCTCACTATAACTTTTGTAATAAGAGTTAATCACAGAAGAAAAATCAAGTTCCTCAAATGTTCCTTTCAGAACATCTGCATCATCTGTACAAAGTAAAATTCTTGGCTCCACTTTCTCTAGAGAAGATTTACCATCACTGTCATACTTATATAACTTTATAGACGCAACGCCACCTGCCATATCAGTACCAGCAAATGGAAGCGTAAGAATATCACGCTCTGAATCTAAAGTGTAATCTAATACTTGTAATGCTCCATCATAAGAGCCATTAACCGTAGAGTCTTCTTTGTAACGCAGATAATTCAGCTGTGCGAAATCATTCAGCCTATATTCCAACATATTAGGTTTATTCTCCTTATAAGTAGCAACAACCTTTTTTGTCCAATCATATGCTCTTGTTTCATTTTCTTTAATAGTATCTACAGAAACAAACTCAATGGAATTTGAATCATTCTTACCAGGAACAGCAAAAACACCGAGAATTGCAGCAACAGCTTTAATAAAATCTATCTGTTTTATTTCGGGCAAATTTGCAATAATCGGGAAGTGCCCATATCCTGCATTTATCTCATCATCTATCGAAGGCATCACTTGATCACATATAGCTGTAATGCTAAATGAATTATCCATAGATATACCACCATCATCAATCCACCCTGCGTCAAGTAATCCAAACAAAATCTCCTTACTTTCCTCTAGCGTATCTGTCTCTATATCTGTAAAATCAAAATAGATAGTATAACTATTTGTGTTATGCCTCTCAATCTTGCTATAATCTATAGTTGCAATATCGACTCTTGTATCATCATCCATAATGTAATAAGCAACCAAACATGCTCCATTAGGGTATATAGAAGTGGATACATCAAACGACACATTACCATTCATCAAAATCTTCATATTCGGAGCATTAAGTTTAAAGCCTTGAATATAAATTTTTCCAGAACTACTTTTAAACTTGGTTATAGTCCCATAATAGCTTGAAAATGACTTATCTGCAAAGTACAATTTTTCCGGTTCTCCCTTATCAAGACGTCCATGTACATAATAACTAAACTCTGCATGTAATGCATTTTTTGCAGCATAACTTCTGCTATCATTACGAGTTAATAAGGGTACAAACAATCTACTTAACATAAAAGCGCGATTAGCAGGAAACGTAAAAGTGACGCCATTATCTTTCATAATTTGTAACAAAATCCAGGTAACCTTACACCCCGGATGATACCACCCTGTTGTATCTTCCCGCCGTATACCATAGTCTACTTTAGGAATAAAAAAATTACCGGAAGCATCCCCTTCAAAAGAACCTACTTTCCAAAATACATGATAATCTGGAAAATCATCATCAGCAATGACCTCATAATTGTGTCTATCCTTCAAATCACGCAGCGTTTTATTTCCACTTATAATATTTGCAAATCTAGAGACATTACCCCATGAAAGAGCAAATTCAAAAACATCCGATGTAGACAATAAGACCGCAGTTGCGTTATTAAGTATCTCTATCCCGTTACGAAAATAACGAGCATTCAGTTTAATTCTAGGATAAACGATGTCGCATGAAGGTAAATCAGCATGCATGATTGCACACTGATTACGTATAGTATTCGGAAGCTTGATGGTATAAGAATTATTACTTATAATCTTACTCAAATCCGTAAATATATTACTTTTGAAATTGAGCGTTACTTTGGTATCATCATCCAAATCCATCAGTTTATCGCCAATGAATAGCATATCGTTTCTCATAAGCTTTGTACTCTTGTTTCTGGTAATATGATTGTTGCTACGAAATCCTGCAATACGGCTCTTGTCTTATTGAAATTACCAACAGATACATTCACCGCCTTCCAGCTATCAACTCCATTCACATTTTTACCTGCATACATATCAACAACGGGTGACAACGCGAGTTGAAACAAGAAATCAAACGTTTCTGAGTCCACTAAAGGAGCACAAACCAGCAATGTATTCTCTTCTGTTTTTCTCTGCTTACGTCCTGCCCCTCCATGATAGCCATTAACATAGTTATAGTCTTGCATATTATTACGAATGAATTCACCATCATTAGAAATTTGTTTGCTTTCATCACCACGTTTAAACAACCAATAGCAATAAAAACCATGACGATTTATCCAACGTAAATAAATTCCGTCTGTACATTCATCAACTAAAAGCCTCACATTTGCGGCCACATTCGTCAATGCGTGAAAAGTAAAGTCAAAGGTATTATCGAATACACTTGCTCCCGTACTGGTTCCAGGGAGATTCAAAACAACATCCCTATTCGCATCAATACCCCGCAAAGTAAGATTATACACTTTGCGGTCAGACAATATGATGGACGGCAAAACTTGACCGTCAGCAGTCACACTAACAGTACCGGTCCCCGCAGTGTACATACCGACCGTAAATGGTAAGTTCCTAAACCATGTTAGAATACGGTCACCATTATATCTTTCGCCGACTTTCATTGCGCCCCAAATAATAAAAGTATTAAACTGGAAACTTTCTCCGATAGTGCTATCAGACGTATACATATCCACTTCAACAGAGAACAGACGCCCAAGCTGACTATCTTGTGGAATAGAGGATTGATAGTCAATCTTGCCAAACTCCGTTGCATCAAAAGCCGATTGCATATAGAAAGACAGATCAAAGAAACATGCGGTTTTAAATAATGCACGCTTTTCCTTATATTCCTTTCCGGTAAGTACGTCGGTTATCGTTGCTTCCACCCATGCCCAAGTATATCCACTAATATTTATCACTACCGGATTGAAACAGAAAGATATTTCATCCGGATACTCGATTGTAGTATTTCCTATCTTATGCGTCCTCATTACTATGCAAATTTATATGTTGTACATCGTTCAGAAAAACACCAAACACATGGTCCATAATATCCCGTATCGCTTGTGTAACACTCGTTGAATATATATCCTCATGCGTTCCAGAGTGATAAAGCCTAGTACCCTCATTTGCAATCTTACGAGCTACGAGATAAGCAAACGATTTAGGCTTTTCTACTTGAATCCTCTTATCCACCACCCATTGCTGAATTATTTGCCAAAAACCTTTTGGGATTTTTCCCGGTCCGCGTCCTGTTTCCAGAACTCCAAAAGCCTGTCTACCGAATAAAACACCATGATTATCATCGACTACGACATGCAGGCTCTTGATGGTTCTTCCGCTTGCACGCTGTCCAGCTTGTATATGATTCTCAATGATACGCTGCCGAAGTTTATCCAACTCCTCGTTCAGTATATCTTTAACGTCCTCTCTTCTGTCTTCCATAACTAACACATGGGTACTCCTTGAACCTCTTTCAGTTTCAATTCTATTACTATTCCAGTAACATTTACATCCAGCTTATCATAGAAAACGGAATAAGGGACCTCATCGCTTACCCACTCAAACAGCCCGCTCCTATTCAACTCACGGATAAATTGAACTGCATACCCTTTGCACCTCTCAATAACCTCATCATTCTCCACCCCATCGAAATCAAATTTGGCCTTATCAGCAAATGCTATCATGCAGTTAGGAGAATCCCTTAGCTGTGTTCTTGATATGACGAATTTCCCGGATATAGGAAGCAAATTTATAATGGCCGGCAATGGCATCTTATCCAACCTGACATTGGCGGTCGCCCAGTTATCGAACAAATAGGTGACTCCTTCCAGCTTTTCTGCAACAGAAGCTATCTTCCTTTCTACACTTGTATTCATTGCTTATTCTGATATATTTCCCGTAATCGACGTTCATAGCGTATTTTCTCCGCATCCATGTCAAGACACTTGTACACTCTTACCCATGGAACACTCTCTACCTGCTCATGGTCAGTTATCCCCATACGGGTAGCATAGTAATCCACCAAGCCAAACAACCCGAACGAAAGCTTATCCACTCCGGCACGTCTTTCTTCCGGAGTCGGTACTACGCTCGTAGTTTCAAAAAGCTTGGTAATACGTTCAACCTCCCTGGTTACCCATGTGGAGAATCCCAAAATATCCGCTACCCCACACTTCTCTATCTTATCAATAGACAAACCAAGGACAACACGGCATGGAACCATTATACAATCTATTCCATTGCGTATGGATTGCAGTTCCATCAGCTGACCTATAGTGAGGTCATTCAGAGTCTCCGGAACTCTTACACCTGCGACAAAGTCCGGTTTAGGCAACTTCCCTATCTGATCCAACAGTTCAGCAGCATTGCTCGCCACGTTACTCAATATCAAAAACTCTTTTACTGTCATATCTGTCCTAATTTTGCTTTTGGTCTTTTAGGTATCGGTTTTATACGGAAAAGCATTGCCATTATCAACATGTCGAGGTAATCCGGAGAATGTCCGAGTATATCTTTCATATTCTCCTTGCTGATTATCCCTTTCTTCCGGGTATCGGCATCTATATGGTCTTGCTTCAAGACGGACAATTCTTCCATTATGCGCTCTCTTTGCGCTTCCGTACATATAATTCTTATCTGCCGATTATTTATTAGCTCTGCAAGCTTAAATGCACATTCAGACTTCAGATTGTCGTACTCTGGATTAATAGGTCGGTTACCACCATGAAATTCTTTGATGCCATTCAGATAACTTTCAAGGTAGCTTCCAAGTCCATCACTATCAACTACCATCATGCTACGTGGAATCTTCCACTGTATCATCATGTTTTTAAGGTCCGTCTCAATAGATTTACCCGTGCTATATTCCTGGTCTAACCGGATATAACACACATTACCCACCCAGTGCCCCCCGACAAAACGGTCGCGTCCTTTCATGGCAAGGTCAGCTGCTCCCGTCGATAATCCTATCGGTTTTACGTGCTCATTTGCGAATAGGTCACAAATAGCATCATAATCACAGAGTGCTGTCGGGTCGTTGTCATACTCCCAATTACCATAGTACAAGCGCTCCTTTGTCACTTTGTCCCTGGTATTGCGGAGCGTATCTATGTAATCCTCGGTAGCGTAGGGATTATCCTGCACCAATGCTTGAATAAAAGCGTATGGGGCTTCCAGCTTGCCTTCTTTCCACGGTTTGTAGAACTCACGATAAAGCCAGTTCTTCTTTGGATTGCAAGTGATAAGTATCTTCCCGGATATTCCATACACATCATTCAAGTGCCGTCCTATACGCGTCTTCAAAACCTCAAATGCGAGGTAGTGAACCTGCCCGGCTTCTTCAATCCACCCTCCAGTAAACTCCTTGGAGCCCAATCGCTCATACATCGGGTCTTTGACGGGATAATATGTCAAGTCAAGAAAGATGATTTCCGACCCATTCCCTAAAAGTATACCGTCATTGGTCTGCTTGTAGTCAGTGAATCGATGCCACTTTGCCACCTTGTCGAAAGTGACAGAGATAGACTCACGGCTATCTTTCAAATTATTTCGGCCAGCAAACCATCGAGTGCCCGGGAGATAGTAAGCACATTGCATAAGCCATTCACACCCAAGCCATGACTTTCCACCTCCACCAGCGCCACCATAACACAGAAACTTCGTAACATCGTCACGAAGGTAGTTATAGGCTAACCTCTGCTTTATATTGACCTTATATCCCATTACTTGACTTTCTCCGCATCTTCTGTATATGGTAGAAAATTAAATCCTTTGAACTCTTTTCCTGCATTCGTATGGTCCACCTCCTGCTTGTCAGCAAGCCCTAACTTTCGGGCAATGATATTCGCATTGAAAGCTCCAACGCACGCTCCCTCAAACTGCTGCGTTTCGATGGTTTCCTCCACGCGCGCGATGACCTCCAAAAAATCTTCATCATTCTTATTTCTACATTCGGAACGAAAAGTGCTCCACCACTTGGAAGAAGCACCTACATAAATACAGAACCCGGTTAGGGAATACGGACGGGAAGTTGGGGAAACCTCTTGTTGTACTTGTTGCTCATTGACTGTCTCCACTTTCTTCCCTTTTTTCCTTCTTACCGGAACAGTCTTTTGAATGGCCTTTTTGGACAACCATGGGTTTTCATCGCACCATTGGAAATACTCACATGCTGCCTCCCACAAGAGTTCCGGCGTAGAAAAGAGCTTATCCCTTCCATGCTTACTTCTTAACATCCAAAATTTATTTCCAGTTGGTGCCGCCATCTTATTTCTTCTTGAATCGTTCGTCCAATATCTTAGGAACAGTGTTATTCCAATTAATCACGTGGTGCAATCTTTTCGTTTCCTCGCTATGGCCCATCACGCCCACCTTCACAGAGGATGGCATCATCATAACCGTATAAAAACTCTTGACATATGTCCCTTGACTCATGTATATATCCGTCATACCTCCTTTATTCTTCTGCGTCTGCTTCTGGTTTAGCGCCACTTGTGGAACCTGCAGAAGCAGACATCCCCTGCTACCAAGCGTGGTATAGGTGTTCACATCTTCATTAATGCGACCAACGAATTGGAACGGTCTATCTACGGAACAGATGAAAGAATTCATCGCTTTCCGTTTCATCTTCTCGCCTTTCAAAATATCGTTCTCCTTTCCTCCTACAAAATCGCCTCTCTGAGCCATAGCCAAAGTGAGAGCCGGAATACTTTCATAAAAACGTAGCATAGCTTCAAATACCACGTCCAATTGCTTTATTGCCCTCTGTTTGACTGTACCATCTCTGCCGTAAGTAAAAGAAAAAACATCGTAATCATCATCCAGTTCTATGAAGTATTTGTAACCAAGTTTCCTTGCTATCTGAAAGCAAGCATTGCGCGCATAAACAATAGCTCTGCGATCATCAAAATTATCCGCTTCATCAAAAGTCTCTGCAATCTTCGGTTTATCGAACATTACAACGTTTTTATATTTCGCGTAATAATCTGCGGCCGCCTTATCTTCATTGTCTATCACATAAACAATTGGTCCCGTATAGCCACACTTCCGCAATGTCTTATCTGTGATGACGGAATCGGCACGGCCATGCGTCAGTATGAACGCTACAAAATCACTCCTCATCTTCAGTGTCCTCCAGCATTATTTCATAAATATCCTCCTTGAACCGAGAATAACCGTTCTCTATCGCCTTATCAAAATCTATTATTACCAGTGCAGATGCCTCCATCAGTTCCTGGACTTCTTTCTCTTGATGAGCATAGAACTCTGCTATCTGTCCGTAATCAAATACTATATGCCTCAATGCTGCTATTCGAAGAAATTCCTTCACACGGGCCGGAACATCTGAATTGTCTATTTCCGAAAGCAGTTCTTCATATTTGCTTTTATCATAGAGAGAATTTATTTCCGGGCATACAGGGCTTTTAGGCTCATACACCGGAGCTTCAATCTTTTTCGTGTATTTATTCCGGGCATCACTTTCACTATCTACCAGACTATCATAGTCAAAATCAAAGTTTAATCCCCAATCCATCAAAGACTCTGCATTCCACTCCTTCAATAGTTTTTCGTCCCATGTACCATTATTCACGTTATCACGGATAATAATCTCCCGTTCCCGCTCTTCTGTCAACCCATGAAGCAGAACCGTCGGCACATCAGAAAGTCCTAGTTCTACACTGGCCTCATACCGTTGGTTTCCGGCTATAATCACCAGTTCCCCAGTCCGGTCAGAGAGTATGATGGGACGTGCTTCGAAGTAGTCCGGATTACTATGAATAGACTCTTTGAGTATCCGCATCTGCTCCTCTGATATGGTTCTGGGATTGTTATCCAGCTTTTTAAGGGTCTCTATTTTTCTATAAATTATCTCCATTGATACACTATTTTACGTTACGACAATAAAGATACCGAATAATCCACGAACGGACTATCCGGTATCAAAGAAGTTACTGACACGATTTGGCAGTACATTTTGCCATGCTAGTACGGTTTTCCATCTCCATTATTATCCCTATACTTATGTTTCCAATAGCTATTTAAACAGTTATATACAGTAACGCAGATTATCAAAACTGTTACAACAAACCAATACCAATCAAATTCCATATCCTACTTTTTTACATTCCACTCACTTTCCATAATCACATAGTCACACTTGTTGCATCGATGCAGATAAGTCGGGAACGGAGCCGTCGTATAATCTTCGACAGCTATTTCTATACTGCCACATTCCGGACACTCAATTTTTACCTCTTTAATACAGGAATAGTCCCAGAAAGATAGTTTCCCTTTCACGTTCTCGATAGGTTTAGAGTAAAGGATAGGATTAGCCAGTACCCAGTTATAAACTCCTTTCTCTGCCCAGATGGAAGAGTGATTCACAACACAATCCACAATTTCGACACTTCCAATGATAGCAGAATTTACATATCTATTGCCGCAAATAATCTCCCTCTGGAATCCAAGTGAAAAGCTATCCCATTGCCTTTTCGTAAATACACTATTAGGATTAATCATTTCCATGGGGACGGCGCTTGAATGAATCAGCACCCTCTGCCCTAAGTATTTCTTAGGGCACGGCCAAGTTCGGTTCTCAATGTCTTTAATGCCGTGGACTATCAAGGATGCCCAAGGTTGTTTTATGGTTATTGCTTTCATAAATTATTTTTTATATTTACATTTGCGGAAAAATTTAATCTCAAATCGAATGAAAACTGAAACGGATGAATCTAAGTATTTTGTAGCACCACACAGATTAGTAGAAATAGAGGAAGAAAGAAAGCATATAGAGAATATATTTTATGCCAGATTTAACTACTTCATTTTGTTTTTTACCCTCTTTCTAAGTATAGAAGTCGCTATTTTCTTAGGAGATGCTATCCAAGCTAAATATAAATTAACTATACTGATAATATTATCTTTTTTAGGCTTTATTATATCAGCATTTATTTGTTGTACACTCCTTAAAATCAGAAAAGCGTTGGAAGTAACACTCAAATACAGGGACAGAAGTTCTATAACTGCCAAACTCATACGAGAAGACTTAGGAGAAAGGAAAAAAGGTTGGAATAAATATTTCTGTTCAGCAAACTACATACTCAGTTTTACAATTCCTCTTTTATGTAGTTTGTTCATGCTGTTGATTGGCGGCCTGCTCATATATTGTAAATACATGGACATAGAGCTATTCGTCCTTACTAAATGTCCATAATATATCGAATCCAAGTTTGATAATATACTTCTAATTTCTATTTCACAATTTTACTTTCTTTTCCCATGTTTGTTTTCTCTCAATTCGTTGTATCGCATCTTCTGATTGACATGCCAGAGCAAATCTATGTTCAGATGCTTGGCTAGACCGAAGATTGATAATAACATATGACCTATCTGATTTTCAAAAGAATAATTATATTTATAAAAATGACGAATTGGCAATGTGGATATGGCGTATATGCTTTCAGTAAATGTTTCACCTACGCAACTTTCGGATGCACCATATATCGCTTCTTCAAGAAAATCATCAATGGATATATTTCTTAATCCAGCCAAATCAAGCAGGCGTATAACTGCGTCGGCAAGCTCGTCTTCCACACAGTCTTTGATATATGTTTCAAAGTTTTCCGCAAAATACTTATTTTGATAATGAAAAGTCCGTTCGTCAAATATTGTACCTTTTTTATCGACCGGAACTTTGGCAAATCGTCCTTTCCTGTCAGCTTCCACAGCTTCCATAAGCTCGGATATGACAAGGCAAAGGCAGTGTTCGTTACTCAGCTCTTCATCGTGGAAACCGTGCTCGCAGGCGGTTTTATAGGCGCGGTCGCGCAATTCATTTAGATTCATGTTTTCTATTCTTTAATTTGTTATACTCATCCTCAATACATTTATTGATTTTAGCAGCCTCCTCGTACCGTTCCTCTTCAATCAACTTACTTTTCAGCCATTGAAGCTGATTCATATAAATAACATCATCACGGTCTGAAACCCTACGGGGATATTCCCTTATCTCATTCAGCTTGTCCTCCATGCGTCTATGCCATCTGCTCACCATGATTAGGACAAATCCTAATGCAATGGCATTGAATAAAGAGATGGAGATTTTAATTATCAGTTCCACGGTTTCCATATCATATTAATCAATCAGTTCAAATTCGTAAGCAAATACATAAGGGTTAGACTCCCACATCCCTTTGCCGGAGACTTTATCTATGAGGGCGGCAAAGGCTAATTGAGGTGTGGAATAGGTAATTCCCCATCCAACCTTGTCTGCGGCTTCTTTTAAAGAAAGACACGGGTAATAACTGATTAAACATTGTGGGGCTTTGGTAGGAATGGCATGCGTTACCTTTACAACACCTTCAGCCAGGCAGTCTTCATTAGAAATATCTTGCAACCGTTCTATCTTGATGTTGGTAATGCGGATATGATGGGGCATGAGTTCGGCTTTTGTAAACAACTTGTTAGTCCAACCTGCAAGAGAATTGATAGTTGTTTTATTACCATTACTCTTCCATTGAGATACCTCCGCAAGGGATAAATCTAAATAGCTCTGCGCAATAGCAACAACTTCACCGACTTTGTATTTTGGAATATTCCAACCCGTAAAGTCTCCTTTGTCGTTTTTCCAACCAAAAGCATAATTTAATGGAGATACTATGTTCCCGTCATTATCGTAATCATTTGGTTCAAAAACGGGGAATACAATATCATAAGTTTCATTTGGTCTGTCATACTTGCAGACCCTTCTCGTCATAGTCTTCCGACCTTTCAACACAGCTTGGGTTAAGCCGTATTTATCATTTAACATTATTTTCTTCATTGCTGTTTCTCCTCTACTTTTTCAAAGTATACACCTTGCTTGTCTTGCCTAACACAAGAAATGCAATAATAATCATTACATTCCGGTTTACAATTAAAGACGCATTTATCACAACCGCACATAATATCGCTATCTTTTTTCACGATAATTTTTTCTCCGTTGCATTCGAATATTTCTCCGATTTTTATTTCTTGTATCATAATCATATAAGTTTTAAACATTCCACCAAACCGGCTTCAAGTGCTTCCTCGTAGGATTTATAATGGATAATAGGTCTATCCGACAACCCTACTAAGTCATGGTTCGGAATTGTTAGTATATCATATATCCAATAATTTTCATACATATAGGATATTTCAATATGCAGGTACTTGGTTTCACGCAGCCACTTTTGGGCTATGGATTGCATTGGACAAGAATAGAATGATTTAGGTAAATCCTTGCTGGTTCGGAATATGGTTTCCATCATCAAGCCTTTATCGCTAATGACATCTTTGCAATACTCATTGAAGCCTTTCTCTTTCAGCAGCTTCGCTGTCTCTAATGTCACAAGTTCTTCTGTCATAGCTGTATAAATAACCTAATTGTTAGAATAATAGTCGTAATGATAAAGATTAATGCAAAATGTTTCCATACTTTTACAGTAAACTCTAAACCATGTTTCTGTTTGTCAAACTCACTTAAGGCATAATTCAAAGCCTCGTCTTTCAATCCCTTAAGCTTATCATTCAAAGCCTTGGTTATATCGTCTGCGATAGTATGCTTCACCCTTTCTGACACGGATTCCGGATATCCTCTTTCTTCATAATTTATTTCATTCAACAAATCATAATGAAACATATAAGGTATTCCGTTCACTTCATAGGAAAGTTCGATACCGCTTTCTTTGACATATTCCAAAAACCTTTCTTCGGCAATCTCATTTATCCTTTCTTGGTTAAATTCTGACTGCTTCTTTATCTCATTAAAATATTCCTCGTCAACAATTACACAGTTGTTTTCGAGTTTCATTACATGTGCTTTCATTCTTTAAAGTGTTCAATCAGTTCGTCTACGGTAGCCTTGTGAACGGTATCTATATTAACATCAATATCATTGTAAACCCAATAGGTAGAGAACTTGATTGCAGGACACATAATCCATTTATTCCCATCCGTAAACCATTGATACTTGTCTGTATCATCCCTTAATGCAGCTATAGATAGGAATAGTTCTTCATTCGTTCCGCAATCAATAAGACCATCTATTTCTTTAAGACCATTTTTATCATAATCGTCCAATGCATAAACCGAATTAACTCCAAATACACAAGCAAATAGATTATGCCAACCTAAATATGGATTACAATAATAGCCAAGTTCTTTTAATCTATTTCTAATATTAGCAGTATTTTTGCGTATAAAGCACGGTGTTGTAAATCCCATAGTTATTCTCCTTTCAGTCTTTTAAAAAATTTCATCGGAGACACTAAGGAACCCGACGAAATGTCTTTGAAAATTTCACTATCATCATTCACACCCAATGCAAGACAATACTCCTGCGGATTAACTTTTGCCAATTCACGGAGCTTCTTTTCCCTATCTACACCAGCATAAAGAATCCCGGTATATTCCAAAGTAATAGAGCCGTGCATGTCTTTCATATCTGATAGCTTTAATATTTCTCCTCTTGACATTATTCAATCTCCTTTCAGTTCATTAATTAAAGCATCAGCACAAGCAATAGCAAATCGGGCAATGCCTTTAGGTACTGTATGTTTCTCTCCCTTCTTGTAATCCGCTTCCGAACAAGCGTAGCGAACTTCTTCCTCGTCGCTTAATATTCCCTGCATTGCAGCTTTAGCCAGTTCATAACACCTCTGTTCCCAGTCAATTTTCTTTTCTTCCATCTTTAACCTCCTTATTAGTTTTAACAAACCCCTTTTGAATACACCAACATAACATATAATAGGCTGCATCCATTATTCCCGGCATCTTTTCTAAATGAACGGTTCCATTATTCGTTACGTCTACATATTTGAGCCACCACAACCCTACTTTCTTAAATATGTACAAATCATATACCTGTACTGATTCTGGTAACTTATCCAGAATGTCCTGCAAAGTGTAAGTAGGGTATTCATGTTTCATATTCGGTTGAGAAACGAAGAGAGTAGGCTCTTTCTCTGTTTCATCTGTTCCATTGATAATAGCATCGGCAGTAGGTAAATACTGCCAGTGCATACTTGCATCGCTCGTATCTAATCCAAGCTCCTGCAAGTGCTTCATTTGTTCTATTGATAATACTTGTTCTGTTTTCATAATTCGTAAGATAAAATTACAACCGTTAATGCAATGAAAATGATTGCTACTATCAAGGCGATAGATAGACATCCCTTTTCGTATTCTTCATCTTCCGATGGTGTGTTTTCGTTATACCAATCTAACGGATGTTTTAATTTCATTTTTCACTCCTTTCTTTCTCCTTTCTTTCTCCTTTTTTTAGCTTTATCACAAGCCAACTTCTTCATTACATACGGACAATCGCAATTCCCGTATCTTTCATTATACCAACAGCAATAATTACACTGGTGCATTATTTATTCCTCCTTATCTATCTTAATATCCGTTACTTTGCCACGATTGACAAAATACTTACAATCAATAAGCCTGCAAATCCATTCATCACAACGATTCTCTAATTCATCACATTTCTTACGAAGAGAACATATAGTACATTCATAATCATTTGGATAATTCGCAGCTTCATGCAGAATTCCGTCTATTATTATTCCGTTCTTTACTTCCATAATCAAATACAATATCGAACAATTTTATGTTTTTTACAAAACCTTATCGAATACCTCACAGCCTTTCGTATGTCCTCATACTCCCTTATACTGTACACGTTGTATGTACGGAGCTTTTTCATAATCGCTTCCTCTATAAAAGGAAGAATCTCTTTCTCAAACCTACTCATAGCGTCAAAATAATATCTATTCTTATACACTCTTTAGGTTGAGATAAAGGTTCTGATTCTGTGTTTTCCCGATATACATACACTGTATTGGTTTTCAATCCGGTTTCTAATTCGAGATTTTCCAGAATCCGGGCTATCTCCATTTCTGCTTTCGCTTTCTTTATTTTTGCTTCTTCTATATTCATATCAATCACCGTTTAAAACATACAACAACTTTCTTGCTTTCCTATAGGTATCAAAACCTTTTACATTCACCCATTCAGACGAAAGACGTTTGTCTTTTCTTACTTGTACGCAATACACGACTATCGGAATACAGCCGCTATACCTTATTTCTTTCACAATTCTATATCTTTCCATATTAGTCTCCTTTCTCCTTAATCCGTTCCAGTACATCCCTGTTATGGGTTAATCTTGTTCCACTCACTTTCCATAATCACATAGTCACACTTGTTGCATCGATGAATATACGTATGCCAAGGGACTGTAGTATAATCTTCGACAGCTATTTCTATACTGCCACATTCCGGACACTCAATTTTTACCTCTTTAATACAGGAATAGTCCCAGAAAGATAGTTTCCCTTTCACGTTCTCGATAGGTTTAGAGTAAAGGATAGGATTAGCCAGTACCCAGTTATAAACTCCTTTCTCTGCCCAGATGGAAGAGTGATTCACAACACAATCCACAATTTCGACACTTCCAATGATAGCAGAATTTACATATCTATTGCCGCAAATAATCTCCCTCTGGAATCCAAGTGAAAAGCTATCCCATTGCCTTTTCGTAAATACACTATTAGGATTAATCATTTCCACGGGGACTGCGCTTGAATGAATCAGCACCCTTTGCCCTAAGTATTTCTTAGGACACGGCCAAGTGCGATTCTCGATGTCTTTGATGCCGTGGACTATCAGACTGGCCCATGGCTGTTTGATGGTTATTGCTTTCATCCTTCGCCCCCTTTCGGTAGTGCTGGTATCGGCCTCCAATGTGTGACATATCCAGTTTTGATGTATGGATAAATATTATACATCACTCTACGAGCCGCCATTTCACCTTCTTTTCCGTCTACTGTTATGACTTGCACTACTCCGGGAGAATCATCTTTCGGAATAGCCATTTCTACGCTTATCCACGGGGATTGCTTTGACTGCCAGTCGGCACCAGCCTCGAAAGCATTTCTCATATCAATCTCATCGTAGGGATAATCAAGCCCAGCTTTGATATTTACAATGCGGCATTCTTCTGCAAATGCTTTGGCTGTTTCTTCTAATGTCTGTTTCATAACTATTTAGAATATTGCTGTTTCTTTGTACAAGTGTCAGTTCCTAATGCACCAATCGGGCAATCATCACAATAAAATGTTTCGCTTCTATAATCTGCATCACATCCACATGGATGTTCACTAAGCTCCATAACTTTATCATTCAAAAGCTGTACATTTTCTTTGAGTTTATACACCTCACTAATAGGGGTTAAAGCTCTATATTATTGTTCTGTTAATATGTATTGCATAATTCCTTACTATTCAGTTATGAGCAAAAACCACCGGTTTCCGCTCGTGTTAATACTTCATGTGCAGAAATGGCTTCTTTTTGCACATGTTAATCTCAATTCATTTTCCTTTTTCTATTCCGCTCGCTCTGTACCTCTGCCATACACATCTTGCACCATGACGCTTTCAGATGGTATTCCTTACCGTTACGACGGGCTATTCTATCGAAAAACCTGGATAACGGAAGCGCTCTACCACAGCGGGTACACAGCTTACGCTCCACTCCGTCAACGACCACCCGGTTACGGGGTTTCCTCCTCACGATTTCACATGGCCCGCATTCGGATGCACCGTACCTCCTGCAATAAGCAAGTGAGTGCTTGCCGCACTTGGCGAAGGAGGTGCAATCCGAACGGGGAACTATCTGGTGAATGTTCATACGGCATCATTCATTAAGTCGAACAATGTGGGTGCGCTGACCTCCATCTCTGCCTCATACAGATATGAAAGACTATCTTTCCAGTAGTCGTAATTGAGTTCGGTAGACAGACCTTTCCTCCCCAGATTGATAGCGCAATATGGAACAGTGCCGATACCTCCGAAGGGGTCAAACACCAGTTCACCCCTGTTTGAATACCGTTCAATCAATCTTTCGACAATATCTAACTGAAGGGGGCAGATGTGGTTCTGCCGTTTCTTCTGCGACTGTTTCGTATTGAGCGTGCGCATCCGGGTGACATCATCCCATATCCAAGGTTTCTTACTCACCGGGTCAACGGCCATGAATGTCTTTGGCAGTTTTCCATATGCCTCCAACTCTTCTGCGAACGACACGTGCTCCTCATAGTTGTAGATATGCTCACGCTCGTAGTTTCGGAACAAATGTCGAATCTTATCTATTCCAGCACCTTTCATATCTTCGTATGATAACAGAGAATTACCAGATGATTTCCAACTTGCATGAGCGTCTATCTGCCAACGGGCCAATGAATATTCACTCTTGTTCTTTGTTACCGGCAAATCAGCGTATGCACGTGAGGTGTCAGAAGGCAACTTGCGGAAAAGAAGGACATATTCCGGGCATCCGATACCCATCTTTGAACCGTCCTTACACATTTCAGTATAGCCAAGACGGTAAGTCTGGTTATTCTCTCTTACCACGTCCGTATCCACTGTAATACGCCCCATGTAACGGAACCCGTATTTCATGTAGTGGAATACAGTCATTTCACTGAACGGGTCGATGGTGGGCATACCGTCACCAGTGGCGTTGCCGAACAAAACACGGTCTTTCACATGGATGCAAGCTAACCTACCGGGTTTAAGAATACGCATAAGCTCCGGTGTAAGATAATCCATCTGCTCGAAGAACTTGCCGTTGTCCTCATTATGCCCGAAGTCATTATAGGTCGGAGTGTACTCATAGTGGTTGGAGAACGGGATGCTGGTTACAATCAAGTCCACCGAATTACTTTCCATAGTCTGACATTCAAGAACATTGTCGTTATTTATGGCCCTCCAAAGTTTACCGGACTTTTCTTCCCGGCTGGCGAACATCCACCGCATCATCTTTTCCTCTGCCTGCAAGCCGAACAAACCGTTCTCACGGACTATATCGGTCATCTTGGCTACCATCTCGCGGTGTTGCGCCCACTTCTGCATGAAGCTCTTGTATATCTCTCCCTCACTTTCCGCATAGACCAGATAAAGGTCAACCGGATGCTGCTGCATGAAACGGTAGATACGGGCTATCGCCTGGAACTTGTCGTTAAAACGGTAGTCGATGAACATGATTGCCTTATGACAGTGGTACTGGAAGTTCAAACCTTCACCAAGCATCTCCGGTTTGGCAGCCAGATATTTCAGATGGCCGTCCTTAAAGTCCGCTATTACTCTGTCGGCTTCCTCATCATCCTGCGAGCCGTACACAGCCTTACATCCGGGTATGGCATCACACAAAGCCTTCCGTTCATTCTCCAGGTCATGCCATAAAAGGAAATGGTCGTCTTTGTTTTCAGGACGGTTAATGATTTCCACCACACGGACAATCTTTTCCTGCATGTTGTCCCGACGTTCTTTCGCTGCGTCAGCAAGTCCGAGAGCAGCTTCACGGAACATCTTCACTTGTCCGTCACGGTCAGTTCCGGCAGTGGAGTTGTCAACACTAACCACTTCTTCATGTACACGCAGTTCCGGCAATTCATATCCGGTATCGGGGTAACCAAGATCGGACGGTCTGGTGAGGAACAACGCCCATGTACTTACCCACAACCAGAACTCCTTCTCCTTGTGCGGATAAAGGGTAAGGTTATTCGCCTTCGTGCTGTCACGCTGAAAGAAACGGGTAAGCGCCTGCCCGGTATCCATCACACCGAGATAACCGGCATAATGTATCAGTTCCTTATATCTGTTGGGCGATGGCGTGGCGGTGGCGACAAAGCGGTAGGGAACATCCGCAAACAAGGGAAGGAACTCCTGGTAGGTCTTGGTACCGAAACCACGTAATACGCTCGCTTCATCCAATGATGTTACGGTGAAGTAGGAAGGATCTATTCTCACTCCGTCCTCTCCATCACGGACACGCTCGTAGTTCGTTACCATGATATCAGTCGGGCATATCATCACATCAGCCATAGTTCGTACATAAGTCACTTTCATGTGCAGATGTTGTTCCGCTTGTGTAAGGAACTCGACCACTACACGCTTGGGACAAACTATCAGCCCTTTGCCGCCTTTGTGTTTCAAGACTACCCGAAGTATCTCCAACTGGGTTACGGTTTTCTGCATACCGAAACTGGAGAATATGGCACGGCAACCACCGGACACCGCCCAACGAACAGTATCTTTCACATGGGGATATAACGACGGTGTCAGTTCATCCGGATTGACCTCGAACCCGGTCTGATGACTGATGGCCATCTTGTCTTTTAAAAATTCTATATATTCTTTCATTAAGCTACTTCTTTTAATTTCTTCAATCTTAAATCTCTAAGTTTTGCACAAAGTGCTTCGGCATTCTTCTTTGCCTGTGTAACCTCTACCGCATTTCCGATAAACTTCTTCTGGTCAGCTTGTGTACCAACTAACACATAATCTTCCGGAAAGCCCATGATACGTTTTAGTTCAGGAATGCGAAGCATCCGCATTTTAATATCCACTATGCCATACAGTGCCATGAACTCCTTTATCTTCACGGTCATAGGACTATCATTGTCGTAGATTTCAATCGCTATCTGACCGCTTTCTGTTGCTACCAGATAGGGCGGCATCTTATCCATTCGTGCTATCAGGGTGAAGCAGGGGTTATCAACGGAGCTGCCAGCGCTGTTGAACTGTGGATTCATCAGATAATGCCATTTCCGGTTTGCGGTTATTGTCTGTGCCGGTTCCTCTATGTTGCTACCAATATTTGAGAAAGAAGTATTCATAATCCAAGGCTTGCATGTTATAAGTTTTTGCTTGGGATTGGTTAAAATTGCCGGACAAATATTGTCAATACTTGTATGTTGTCCTCCACCGGAATACTCATTGGCGATAAACCTTGGAGTTACTAATGATAATCTGTCTTTTGTTGTAACTGTCGCAGACGGCTCGTTTACCGAACGATTAAAGCCGTTCCCATAGTGCGCTGATACGAAGGCATGATGGTCCCTGCATGTGATTGTTCCAGCAGGCTCTTCCACTGATACATTCTTGCTTTCGGGATGTCCGCTGAATTGTTTGGAAAGAAAGCAAACTTGCGCTACTCCAAGTCTGTTTTGTGTTGTTACCACCGGACATGGTTCGTCAATCCCAGGAGCGTTATATTTCCCCGTACGGTTCATAGAATTATACTTCACGAGGAAGGCATCCTTTCCTCCGGCTACAAACTTGATAAGTCCGTTATAGATACGCTCAAGCGTTTTCTCTGCAAGAGGCTTTTCCCTGAAGATGGTAGTTCCTTCATCAGAGAAATCAAGCACATCCTTTACCGGCTTCCACTTCTCCAGCCGCGAAAACATATCTAGCCTACCACCCTTACAGTGGGTCGGTTCAGGGAATACTATCGGCAAACTCTTTTTAGCAAAGATGCCGAAGAAGCGTTTTCTTGTGGTATAGGCGCCGAAGTCGGCAGCATTCAGGATACGGTGTTCAAAGTTGTAACCATATTTTTTCACGTTGCGTACCCACTTCTGATAAAGTCTTCCTTTATCCATGCTGATAGGTTTCCCATTCTCATCCATATCTCCCCATGACATAAACTCTTCTACATTTTCAATCTGAATGTAGTCAGGGTCTATAACATCAATATAACGGAAGAGATGTTCTGCCAGCGTCCGGCTATCAGCATCTCTCGGTTGACCGCCTTTAGCTTTCGAGAAGTTGGTACACTCCAAAGAAGCATGAAGCATTATCATCGAATCAGGATATAATTCACGGATACGTTCAACAATAGTATTTATCGGTGAAAGCTCCAGTGTACGAATATCCTCAATGAAATGAAGTGCATCAGGAATGTTGGCATCATGTGAAAGGATAGCATTCTTATCGTGATTCACACAGCAAACGACTTTTGCACATCTATTGCCATTTAAACGGGCTTCTTCCACGCCTTTCGACAAGCCACCGGCCCCACAGAATAGGTCTATGACAAATAATTCAATGTCGGACAACCCTTCTAAGCTGCATAATATCTCTTTCAATGATTTCATAACTCAATCAATCTCCTTCGGTTTCCAGTCATTAGGAACTTTTGCCCATTCTCTGAAGCTACTATTGGCTACGGCGGCGTCAATTAGTTGTTTTCTTGGTTTCATAATCGTGTATCTTTTTTCATCAGTTACAAACAAGTTCTTAAACAATAGTCCGCTATCCAATAGCAGACAAAATAAAAAGCGGCATATACTGCCAGGATTGACAGAATAGTCGCTATCAGTTTGGTCTCTTTCATTTCAAATTCAGTTTTGCCCGTAAGTCGTCGGGCGGTTGGTGATTCCGTTTTACCGGAGCTTGTTGTTCCTCCAAAGCTTGGTTATTGCGTCGACGAATGATAATATCCAGTTCATCTGACCGTTCCCGAAGAAATTTCCGAAATGCTTCGCCAACGGTTATCGTATCGAAATAACCATAGAACTTACCATACCTTCCCAGCTTGAACCGTGCGACAAACAATATGAACTCCGTCAGTTTGATGTAGTGGTATTGCCTAACGAACAGCCGTGAAAATTCACTCAAGGCATTTTCATCGGCCCCCTCCTTCGTGGAAGAAGCAAAATCAATGGTCAGTAACTGCGTCTTTACCCACAGAGACGAGGAACCATACCCGTACATCCGTTCAAGGTCTGACAGCGTGGGAGACTTCTCGCTGTACGCTTTCTCGGTATCTGCAAGAAGCATAGACTGGAGTGATGTCGAATATACGGCAGAAGCCTTACTAAAGGTCGGGTATTTCTCCTTGATGGCTGATAGCATTACTTCCCTGCTCGATGGCTGCATATTCGTCAAGGAGGTTTCTTGCCTTTGCTGCCTTATCAGCATCCCGATTGTTTTGTCTTTGGGCTTGATTTTCTGTTTTTCCATTGTCCTGTTGTTTTTTCTCGATTATCCAAAGATTGGCCCGACTGTCCCAACGTTCCACCTTGGCACCAGTAGCAGTTTTCCAACCGAGACCGGAGAAATGGTTGTAGAAAATATCCGCTTGCATCTCCCAGTCCGACAGTTTGTCACGGAAATACTCTTTCACCTCTTCGGCGGTCGGTGGTATAAACTCCACTTTAGGCTTAACGGGTTTCTTTGTCGGTGGTAGGTCGGGTGGGAATAACTCGCCAGAGTTATCTTCCCCTATACTCTTAGTCTTATTCTTAGTCTTATATAAAGGGTTACCATTTTGGTTACCGTTTTGGTTACTACTTTGGTTACCGTTTTGGTTACTACTTTGGTTACCTACAGAAACCAAAATATAAGCCGCTGCCTTTTCTCTCCTATTGCCTTCAATGAATTCAATCAGCCCCTTTTGCTTCAATCGGTTGCGCAAATCAATTATAGTCTTGTTACTATAACCTAATTCGGCTTGGATTAGACGTGTTGGTAATTCAAATGGGCAAAGCCAGTTCCGGATATTGCATTCTTTCAATAGAAAAAAGTAAAAGTCTGCTTCATATGCCGTCATCGGCTTATATCGTCGAATTTGCCAAAACTGATTGATATAATCTATATAGGTCATAATAGGTAAGAATTGACTTCATTCATAAACTCAGTAAGAGAATGGCATACCACATATTTATTTCGGAACTTTTCAGCCTCTCTCTGCCATCTTATCTGCTCCTCGCTTTGTTTCCCTTTCGGTCTCTTCATTTCGATGCAAAGAGCGGAAAATCCTTTCTTAGGTACAAGCAGTATCAAATCGGAAACACCCCTTACACTTCCCTCGTACTTCATTTGTGCTCCAGTCCTGGCATCACGCTTGCCACCATTTGGGACAGCAAACAACATAAGACTCAAAGACGGATATTGAATCCGGAACCAAGTCAGACAGCTATGCTGTATCTGACTTTCCGATTGCGGTGTAGTTTGTTTCTTTCTCATAATCTTCCTTTGAATAAGTCCATAGCCATATCTACTACATTCTCCTTAACCACATCATCCGTTCCGGTAACACCGTTAGCTATACCTTTCTTTCGCTGGATAACATCATACATGTATTCATCAATGGTATTCTTACCAAGAAAGTAGTAACAGTTAACGTTATTCTTCTGCCCATTACGGTGTGCCCTATCTTCTGCCTGCTCACAGTCAGAAAAAGTCCATGGGAACTCGATGAAGGCTACACGGCTGGAAGCAGTCAAGGTGAGCCCGGTACCGCCCGATTTGTAGTTAAGGATAATCAACGTACAATCCGGATTGTTCTGGAAAGCATCCACAGCCATCTGTTTCTGCGTAGCGTTATCCTCACCCGTAACCGTTACAGCTTTGGGAAACATCTTCTTCAGTTCCAACACTACTTCTTTTAGGTAGGCAAAGACAATCAGTTTTTCTCCACCGTCTATCACGTCATGGATGAATTCGGCAGCCGCCTTGATTTTCCCACGTGCAGAGATGGCTTTCAGAATGCCCATACGAACCATTACCTCGCCCTTCATGGACTTGGCTATCTTCTCATCATCCGCATTCTTGTAGACACGCAGATATTGTATGAGGTCGCTTTCCGCTTTCTCATACTCCAACCGCGTAGTGATATCCATCTCAATATACTGACGTGTCTTGTCTGGAAGCTGCGTCAACACTTTAGCTTTTTCACGCCGGAAGAAGCAGGTATTCCAAAGGCGCCAGTTCAGTTCTTTCAGATTGGAGGCTTTCTTCGGCCCATTACAGAAACGTTCGGTGAATGTCTTATACCCTCCAAAATCCTCCAACCGTCCCATTATCTTGAGTTGCTGTATAAGGTCAGTATTATCGTTTACTACCGGTGTTCCCGTCAGTTCAAGAATGAAATCCTTGCCTTTACAAATGCCCTCAACAAACTTGCTCTGCTGGGTCTTGGTAGACTTGCACTTATGCGACTCGTCAATGATTACAGACTTGAAAAGGGTTATACGTGGGTCAAAGGTGATTGATTTCAGCGTAAACCGCGTATCATTCTTCACATCCAATACAAAGAACTTTTTCAAGCTCTCGTAGTTAGTGATGAAGATGTCACAACACTTGGTTTCAATGAAGCGCTGCCAAGTATTTTTGTTCTTGTCATCAAGGATTAGCGCCTGCTTTCCAGCAAATTTCTTGAACTCACGCTGCCAATTTATTTTAAGTGCTGCCGGACATACAACAAGGCACGGATAGGATTTTGCAATCGTCACCGTGCCTATTGCCTGCAAGGTCTTACCGAGTCCCGGCTGGTCACCGAAGATACACCGTTTATGGACCAGAGCATAGGCTATGCCCTCTTTCTGGTAATCGTACGGTTCAAGTAGCAATCCGTGGGGAACGGTCAGCTGCGGCATCGGAGCAATGTCAAAGCTTATATCAGCCTTTCTTTGCTCCGACCGTTGCACGGAACCGCAGAATCCCTGCTGTACCGCCCATTTCGCCATTGTATCAACATACCATTCATCAGCCAAGTCAACCCACCACGCCTTTTCATTGAAAAGATATGCTTTCTTTGCGTTAGCCTTGACTGATGGAATATTGTTCACGCATTTAACCAACATCGGATGATACATGAATTTCAGTTTGAAGCCGTCCGGATATTTGGTGATACAAAAAGGTGCTGCCATATCAAGCTGCCGGCTCTTTAATCTTCACTTTTTTACTTTTGTTTCTCGGCTTCACTTTCTTCCCATCAATCGTCAGAGTAGTGCCACTCTGTTCCACCACTTGTTTAAGGAACTCATTCGCTTCCTCTTCAAATGCAGCATCTCCCACCGGGTCGGCTGCAATGTCCGTAGGAATATCCCCATCGAACGGAAGTTCCTGCTGGACTACCGCCCATTTCTTAGCGGTAAGATACTGTTCCACCTCATAATTACATGCCTCAATTGCCTGCTGCAGTTCGAATGCATGCTTATATTCCTCGTTCTCATTGTTGAACATGGTAAACGGAGCTATAAGGTTAAGCACCTTCTTACTTTTAAGAAAACGTTTTCCAACCAATACCACACCTTCATTGTCATCCGAACCGCTAACTGTGTAGCCCGTGACCTCGAATGTAGAGAAGATTTCTTCCGGCAGTTCATCTATGGAGTCCTTTCCATCAGCTTCTTTCTGCTCACAGAGGAAAGCAAGGTGAGGAATCAATTCGTTAAACGCTGCACGCAAATCCTTATGGATAAGATTCTTTCCCTCAATGGTTACATTGTCCTCATTCTCGTTCTTGAAAGAGGCAACAAGCGTGTTGTCTTTCGTGATTTTTGCTTTGGTGATATTCATTTCTACCTCCTGTCTTTATATTCGTTGATAAATTCGTTATAGTAACGGTCAGCCGGAAGAGGGAGCGTTATTCCCAGTTCGGCAGCAGCATCGGCCTGAACCTTATTTAGAAAGTCAGTCATCTGCACTGTATTGAGTTTCGATGTGCTTCCGGCAATGACCATTTCTTTTCCTCTGAAATACGAAGTCCTTCTGAGAAAGCGGTTACAATAGTAATCGTGTACATCCTGCTTGTCCGTCCCGGTCTCCTGCTCAATACAAGTAAACCACAACCACATAAGCGCATTCTGTGACAGCGTCCTTGGCTCTGTGAACCTTTCGATTTTTACACGATACCGACCATTACGAAGCTGGGAACACATGAAGTCAAAAGACTTGCTTATGTGTACCTCACCGTTGACCTTTTCCAGAATTGCTTCTTGTGCCATTACTCTAATCCAAAGATTTTTTTATCAGCAATAATGTCTCGGTTTGCTTCCAGAAACTCTATGAAATGCTCGCAGTGTGCCGTAAGCAGCTTAACCGTCTGTTCATGGTTATAAGTGTAGTATTCCGGGTATTGCGTTCCGCTAATTAGTGGCGTCCGGCTGGTACCGCCCTTCATCTGATAGGTAGTGTACTCAAACGCTTTCACGCTTTCCATCTGACCGGAAGCAATCAGACAGTAAGGATATACATGGCGCTGCCAGCCGTGTTCATACTTGCCAAAATCATACTTAGATGTCGTCTTGATATCATATACGGTATCACGAACGAGCTCATCTATATACCCATAAAGCTCCACATCACCATAGCGAGTGGGAATGACTGCGGACACAAAGACTTGGGACAATGCACCGGAAAAATACTTCGACTGCTCTATACACCAGCTACGGTCAAATAAGAAATTACGCTCTGGCGCGATATCAGTAGCAGGAAAATATACCTGAATGGTATTCGTTTCTCCATCACCGATAATGGTGTATGGCTCCCGTTCGCTTGGTATATGCTTTTTCTTGTGGATATAGCAATCTATGACAGCATTAAAGGCCGTTCCTTTATCAGCTGCCTCACTCTCAAACGGGACACGGTTTATCGCATCAAGTAGGCTTTGCTTCAGCCCTGCTTCAATTTCTTCCGGACTTTTCTTGTATTCTCCCGTTTCATTATCGACATTCCAGAAGCTCTCTACCTGCTCATCAGCCCGTAAATACTGCTCGAATTTATCGAGCAGTGACGGGTAGAATCTGTACTTAGGCTGCTGGCTCATACTTATTACTGAGTTTATTGAACTTCAAACCTAACTTTTTGCATTTCTCGTTAAGCAGCATGCCAGCCCGAACTTTACTATCAAAGATATGCGTCATTCCCGCAATAGCTTCCCGAACAGAATTGGCAGATTGAACATCTGTTACTTGTTCCACCGTGTCACGGATAGCGTCAAGAATAGCATCATATTCGGAAGATAGTTCCGTTTGTTTGGTCTGATACCCCTTGTAGGTATTAATGATATTCGTCATAAAATCATTCTTACCCGTTACGGTACCGGACTCATCAATGATTACGGGAATTTTGATACGTGAAGGAAGATTACAAGTATTCTTCCCGTAGAACTTTTCGCAGGGGTCAAAAGAAATCGTTCTGTCCTTACCGATAGCCTCCATATAGCCGACCAAATCCAGCTCCTTAATCAAGTCACCTGCGGACGAACCGCCAATCTCCGGACGTATCTGTTTTTCGTCGCCTACTTTCTCCTCCCGTTCATGAGCCACGAAGATAACAGACTTGCCCATGAGGGTTACTTGGTTAACGAAGTTGATGAACATGTTCTTACGTACTCCGTAGCCTTGCAAAGAAAGGGTACCATCCGCTTTCTTCATCTTCGGATTCGCTGCCATAATCGCCTTATCCATAAAAGAAAGCATCTTTCCGGCAGTATCAATCACAATAGTGGAAAACTCCTTGATTTCTTCGGACGAAAGTACCTGGTTCGTCTCGTCCCAGCTTGTAATCTGGACGGTCGGTACACGATGGGCGGCATTGACACGGTGAATACCGCCGTCATAATCGAACAATACCGGATTGGGAGCCGATAATGCAAGAGTGGTATTATGTGTTACAATAAAGTCATCTGTTATATACAGTTCGTCTTCATTCGACACTTTGATACAAACACATTCAGAATCCTCTATCTTTTCTGCGTCAATTATATATCTTGACGGGGTGACAGGTTTCCATTGCGCAGCCTTCCGTTCTAACGTGAATGGGCATTCGCTCATGTTAACGGTAACTCTATATTCAATCCCCTTGTCTTCTCTTGGATAACCTACTGCTTTAGCGATTCCCCCCAAGGAAAGGACAAGATGAACAAAATCATCCGCAAGTATTCGGCTTGATGTTGAGAAACTGACTCTATTCTTGTTTGCATGCCCGTCAGTATCCATTAACCCGCGTAACAAGGCCAATCTCTGCTCACGACTTCCGAGCTTGTATTCAGAAGGTATAAACTTATCTCCGGAATGAACGTTCAATCCTAAACGTTTTATCTTCTGAATATACCCTTCACCATTACCCCGAAGAACAATACTATATTGTGGGCACTGCGGAGCTTCATTCTTCCGAATAGAATATACACTAGGTAACAGCATCTTGACTTCTTCCAATATTTGATTATCCATATCAGGATTGGAAAACATAGCAACGTTGCCAGTCAAAGAGCCGTCACCAATTAAAACACCCAAAATATACGGGTTTACTTCATACTCCTTTTCCGGATAATCCATAGCTTCTGCAACGGGAATCTCATAACGAGGTATTGCCTTTCTTGTTGTTGATTGTCTGGAAGGAGACAAAGGACAAGAGATACCTTTCGCTATCATTTCCTTTAAAGTCACATTTTTGAATCCCGCCTTTCGGCTATTGCCTGTACTTGACCTCACTGTCCATATATGTTCTTCATCACAATAGGTTATTGCAGAATCATTAGTCATAATCCGATACACCGGCCTTATCCCCTGCGGATAGATGCCAAGAACTTTCTGCACCTTTCCGTCATGCCCCATAACTTCATCGCCGACGGATAAATCAGACAACTTCTTGAATCCAGTTGGCGTTAGAATATTGCAATACAGTGGTTGGGCTTTTCCCATGCCAGGTTGGCCGTAAATCAGTGCTGACAAGGTAGTCTTAACGGTCAGCTCGTTAGGTCTTTTGATAAGTCCCATAATAGAAAATATTAAAGTGGTTAATAAAAAAATAGCCAAAGGAAAGCCCCGAAGCGTATTCTCCGGGGCGCAAACGACAAATACTCCTAATCCTATCCGATTTCGCATTACCTTTCAGATAGAGTCAACGGCTAACCGATGCCGCGCGGATGATTCCCTGCGCTATCTTCGCCCTACTCTCGGACTAAAAGCGGATTTTCTCTCATAAAGGCTTGTAGAAACGGATGGATTCGAACCACCGACCGCCGCTTGTGGTGCTCTCCCATTAAGCTAAGAATCTACTTGAGAGAATCGAACTCTCAACCTTCCACCACACACAGTGCTCTATCCACTGAGCTACGTTCCCAGAATAGATGAACTATTTTCACAAACCGTTCACCTTGAAACACAAACAAAAAATAAAACACGACAAAACTACTAAATAACCCTCTCTTGGATTGTGGACGTTGACGGACTCGAACCGCCAATCTCCTCAAATGAGTTGTGTTAGCCATTACACCGAACGCCCATATTTGCCTACCATATCTTCACAGACTGGGCAGGCAGGTCAACAAAGTTGCTCCCGGATAGGCGGTCAAGCCACACCGGGATAGTCACTTAAAACAAAAGCAAAATAAAAACTTAAATGAGGACTCTCACCTCACGTTGTCCTTTACAACGGAATTATAGATTAAACAATAAAAAGCTTGTGGACAATGCGGGATTTGAACGCCGCGACCTGTACATGAAACCTTTAAACAATACCATGACAAATTACCAATACTAACTACATGTACCGCTCTACCAAGCTGAGCTAATTGCCCGTGTCTGTCCCTGCTCTCACGAGTAGAGACAACTCCCATGTCTAATTCTAAATCAATCTAATTATGTGTGAAACACTTCCTCCGCTGAGGTCTATATCTTGAACACCTTTTTCAAGACATTGTGATAAAACCAATACGAATACACAAGGCCAAAAAGGTTTATACCATAATTCCAGTCTCCCGTTACCGAGTCTACATCATTAAACATCAATAAACATGGTAGTGCCAATACGTTAAGCAGTAGCACGTTTATAATGATTCTTCTTTTCATTGTTCTTTCCCTTTCTTACTTTTGCAAAGCTCAACACATCCGAAGCATTGTAATAGCTTCTCCCATTAGATTTATACTCAACTCTCACTCTTTGAGTATTTACCAACACTCTTAACCTGCCCGGACCTCCTACTATTTTTTCAGATTCTCTCTTTGGAAAAGTGCGAGAATCCATAATAGTGAGGATGTCTGCCAATCTCGCCTCCGCTGTCCCGTCAATCAACATGAAACTGCGTAAATCACCATTCACTTCGTATATCATACCGTTAAAAAATAAAGTCGTTATTATTCTTTCGGCCAGTCCTTATATATCGCATAGCTGTCCGTACCCGTGATGGTATTCTCATTCTCCGTAAATCAATATCATTGCAAGTGACCTGCATCAATAAGAATAGAATGGAGAATAGGAATTCAAGCCCGTGTCTGCGTAATTCCTTCAAATCAAAATCACGCTTAAGCCTATCGCAAATCATATACAGAAGCAGTTCCGTATCTTTGGAAATACCCAACTTCCGGTATATCGTTCTTTTCTGGGTCTTGACAGTCCAAACCGATTTATTCAGATTGCCCGCCACCTCCTTGTCGGCAAGCCCCTTGCAGTACTCATTCGCGACAAGCAGTTCCGTAGGAGAAAGGGAAATCATCATGCGACCCTTTCCACATCAAAAATACCTTTCCTCTTGTCAACCTCCCCTACTTTCCAGTCAGCATCCTCAACGCAGAACTCCAATCTCAATCGGGGGATAATTGTCCCCTTTATGGAATTATACGCCTTAACCGGAAAAGTTAGAACTTCCCCTACCTCCATATCTCTCAAAGCCGGAGTGTAGTTTTCTGTGATTATTCGCTTTTTCATCGCTATAAAATTTTAATGATTAGTATTTGAGCTCTCCCGAGCCAATCCGATTGGCGGCATCACGCTTTATTCGGGAGATTTACTTAACTTTGCATTGCCACATTTAAAATTAAGTAAGCATGAGTAGTGAAAGAAATCTAATCAGACTCTACATGCGTTCTCTGGATGAACGAACAGAATGGGTATTCAAAATACAAACAACACTTTTAATGGTAGCTTCAACCACCTTTGCAGTAATCATTTCTTTAAGCAGTCCTTCAGAGGACAGTCTTTGCAACAAGCTTCTCCTTGTAACTGCAATATGCGTAAATGCACTCTGTATCCTTTTCTCTGGAATATCTTTATACGAGAATAGAGTGTTGAGCAATCAAGCTGTGCGCACCTATCGGGAATACCTAAGAAAATATCATAACGGGGAATTACCGCACGGTCAAGCTTACGTATATGAAAGCATACCAAAAAGAAAAATCTTCGTATTCTGTGAAGGATGTTCGTATGTCTCATTCCTGCTGTTTATCATCGTATTGGTTACATATACTATTGTAAGGAGTTTCTGTTAATTATTTCATGTTACGAAGTATCTTTTTAAAAACCCTCCAACAAAAGTATAGCACAAAGGGGAACAGTACCATTTGAACAATAGTCTGTATCACATAATTCACAGACAAGGCATCAATCGCATACTCGATTGGTGAATCCTTAATGTAATCTATTATTTCATTCATATTCTCTCTATTTTCGATTAATATTCGTGCCCCGATAAGCTCTCTCTGCTCTTCCCACCGGAGTTATCAGCTACTGTACTTCGCTGCATGACCGTTCGGGGCATGTCGGCTTCCAATTTCGCACCGTTGCAAATCTTTCGCTCGTTCTGAACTTCCATTCAGACATCATCGCAAATTCTTGCTACTCCGGGTATCTCTCGCGTCCTCTATGCTGGGATTGAGGGTAAGCGCCAGTATCGCTTTCTGGAACGGATTACTTAGGGCAATCACTCCATCTCGTTCTCCGTCTCCCATCAAAGGGTAGGCTCAATGACCGGACGGAGAATCTTTCAATTCGCCCATGCAAGGCTTTGCACGCCACTTGCGCAAGTATTCATGTTAAGCGTACAGCTGTTCTGCATGGTATATGTAGCTGCCTTTTCTGCGAATAATTATCTTAATCGCCTACGTAACGGGAACCGAAGGCTCCTTTGCTGTTCTGATTGTAGTAAGCTGAAGCTGGAGCGTTGCAGTAATCATAAGAACTTCTTCTTTCCGGTCGTACCAAAGCTGCTTTCATTACTTCTTTCTCAGCCTTTCTCGCTTCTTCATCAGCAACACGTTTCTTTTCGTCAGCCCAAGCGAGTTTCAAGCAATCACCGAAAGTCTGTACACCGTGAGTAAGCTGGTATAGCTTGAAATACTTTCTGTATATCTCGTGAGCCGCTTTCATAATCTTGTGTAAATCGTACTTTTTCATTGTCTTACTCCTTTTTAGGTATTACTTTAATTTTGCCAACTCAACTATTTTTCATTATTTTGTAGTCGTTGTTGACGTTGATGTTGCAAAGATACTTCTTTTGAAGTTACAACAAATACAATTGAAGTGTTTTCTTCATCAATTTTATATTAATTAACATTCAATTGAAGTAAAATGCGGATTGAAAGCATAAATGAAAGGATTAGATATATTGCTGAACAGCTATATGGAGGCAATATAAATGAACTATGCAGGGCTATCGGAGTGAAACAAGCCACCATGAGCAACATCGTTGCAGGTAGAATGAGCAAGCCTTCATTTGAAGTAATTAGTGCTATAATCGAAAATACTTCAATTGACGCATATTGGCTAATTACAGGCAAGGGTACCGCAATTAAAGAAGTAGATACTTCTACTGAAACAGTTACTGCTTCTGAACAGACTGACAAACATTATATTGAGTGCATCCAAAACCTTTCAGAAGCAAGCAAGAAAAATGCAGAAGCCAATATACTCAATGCAGAGGCTAACAATAGGAATAGCCAGAATTTGGAGAAATTGATTTCGTTAATTGAGAAAAAATAGGATATGAAAGTAAGTTCTAATCATATATTATGGAGCATTGCATTCATAAGCCTATTACTTAGCATAATATCATTGTGTAATTCATACCCGCGCACATCAGAGTTGGAATTTGATTACTTAGGTGTTATTATTGGAGTATTATCTTTCTTGGTTGCTTTTGTAACTATAATTTTCGGATATAATATATACGGTCTAAAGAAGGACTTGAAAAAAGAAGTATCTAACCAAATCGACAATGCAAAAATACAATTAAAAGTAGAAATTGAAAGTTTAGGAAATGAAGTTAGTGGGAATATGTTTTTTAGAGTTGCTGAATCTGAATTTAATAACAAACAATATGATTTAGCTTTTCAGAATTATGTTTTCGCAGCATATAATTTCAATCTGTACGATTCAAAGTTGTCAACTATTGAAGTATGCATAAATAGATTAAAAGATATTATCAAAAAAGTACAAAAAAGCGGAAAAGGATTCGAAATGTTATCAAGTGACAAGCGTTGTTTGTCTCAATATCTTACAGAGTTAGACAGAGAAGAAACAAATGAAATACAAGAATTCATTTATAAGAATATCGTGAATTTTTAACGAGATAAATAAAAATAGTAACTGATAATATAACCATATCTATACAATGGAAGAAATCATAATAAGAATCCCTGTATTCAAAACTCAAACTGAACAAGAAGAGGTAGAATTATTTAATGCCAATATAGAAGGTATGGTTGATTCTGCATGTACCAAAATAAATGAGTATAAATGTTCTTCTACAAAGAAAATTACAATTACTAATGATTTCAAGCATTTTACTCATGAGGTTGTAAGTATTAATGCAACTAAAGAAAATCTTAATGGAAGCCCTGTCATGTTTATGCAAATGTCTGCTCATAAAACCAATATGAGAGATGGGTATATAGAAAGCCCAGAAATTAAGAATACCAAAATTTCTGTAACACAAAACGTTAAAATTGGAAGTGAACATTATTATGTAATAATGTACCCTATGTTGCAAAGAAAAGGTAACTATTACAGTAGATTTTGGTATCTTTTTCTGTATGATGACCCCGAAAAGAATACTCCTGATTTCATCAGAATTGTTAAAACAGTTATCAAAGAGGTTTTAAACACGAAGACATCGCACTTGAAACCTAAAGAATTTGAGGATGAAATTAAAGTGTATAGCGGATATACAATGAAGGCATGTTTTCAATCAATAGAAACTCTTAGTGATGATATATATGATAAACGCTTTTCAAATCAGTTTGTAAGCGGACAGACTAATAGTAAAACCTATATTGAATATAAAGACCTTTCATATGAGGATTTGCAAGAAATTATAAATAATGATTCCGATTTGACCATAGAAAAGAAAATATTCCATATATTTAGTGCCAAGAAATCTTATAAAGTTAGCAAGACGAGAAGAAAAGAAGTGCTTAAAGCCAAGGATGAATATAAACTGCATATCGAAAGCAATTATAATTATTGTACTAACATATCTGAAGATGAATTCAATAGCAATAAAATGTATGATAAGACGTTTATATTAGAAAAAATGGAACCTGTAATTGTAAACTGTTTAAGCTAAAAAATGAATACACTCATTAATGACATATGTAGCTTCAGTTTGTCCATCTTTGGAATAGGGATAACATTGTTCACTGTCATATATTCATTTATTTCTAATAAACGAGAATATATGAATGAAATTTCTCATATCATTACTTCTGGTAAGGCGTGTCCTGAGACAAAGGCAAAATATATTATAGCTGAAAAATATATCCAGAAGCAAAAAAGAATAAATGCAATAATATTGAGCGTTACTATTGCATCATTTGTAGTTTATACATTATGCCTATTATACTTGCATATAGCATCTGATAATATTGTTCTAAAAGATATTATCATAGGACTTGCAATTATTCTGATATTGTCATTGTGCATTGCATTATCAATGTTTATCTCTTCCTATTTGAAATATATAAAATAGGTTTCAATTATTTTGCTTATTTACACAAATATGGTTATGGTATCAGAACGCCATAGCTAATACTATACAATAAAATATGAATAAGACAATCACCATCTGTTCAAATCAATGGACCAGCCCCACCCATTGCCAACTCACCCCTACCTGCAAAGGCTGGGGGTGTCGGTTCCTTGCCACTCCCATAGATAAGTTGCCGACCACCGACAAGGAGAAAGCAAAACTGTTCTCCAAGGTATACCGGGAAGCGAAAGAAAAGGGGGTACTGGAATGTCCGCACTATCGTTCGCTTTTCATCGACGAGGTTCTAGAGAACATTGAGAAAAGTAACGTTATACAACAAAACATGAGCTGATTTTTCCTATTTATTGTCGACATCAGATTTAAACCAGCCTATAAAGAAGTGATACACAGATTATAGCTATATTTTCAATACAATAAGTCTAGTTTAGTTTTTGTGTGAAGCACTTCCTCCGTAAGCGAACGTTGGAAG